CAACTTAACTTAATTAACCAGGAGGATTATAATGCCGTACCCTCTCGAAGATTGCCCTACACGCCTGTTGCATGGGTATGTTCTGGCGACCCGGCACGATTGGGACAGGGCTGATGAAAAGAGAAAAGTAGGTGGGTATCAGAACAGGGCCAGGGAAGATGCGTTCCTTGGTATAAAACATAAAAGTAAGCCGCTGACGCCAGAACAAACTGAGCGAAAGCGGCTACAGCATATTGCACGAATGGCCAGGAGGGCACAATGAAAACGGTTCTTGCTTTTTTTCTGCTTCTGCTTTCAACAACAGTCTTTGGTATAGAACTTGACAATGACCTAACCTGGTTTCAGTCAAGGAACTCCGTCTATGATATGGACGGGGAACCATCAGTTGACACTGAGAATCTTCTGCGGTATACGTGGAAAGATGCTGACGGTGTTGAACAATCAAAGATGTACATATTTTATAAGGACAAATTGGTAGGTGTAATCAGTTTCTGTGAGGCCAATCTTTGGTCGCAATTGTTCACAGCATTGGTCACAAAGTACGGTGCCGCCAGCAATACCGTATCTGCCGAGGATAACAATGCCACATGGTACAGTAATGGCTCGGCACTGCATCTGATAGGAAATAGCACCAGCACAATACTATCAGAAGAAAAACAAAACTTTGAAACATATTGTACAGGCGTTCTTGACGATTTTATAAAGGGGCAGCAATGACATCATTAGATGCAATTATCCACCTACAGGGGAGTGAAAATAACACCACCTTGTGTGGTGGGAAGTCAGGCAGCGGTATTACCGTCACTGCCGTCAAGGCACACGTAGACTGTGCACGGTGCCGGGCTATAATGGAAGGTAGATCACTGCGCCGCACCATGTCTGCGCACCACGGATCAATGACGGAAACATCTACCTACCTGAATTACGGTGGAAAATGAAAAAGCTTTCTATCGTCGGCAAAGGGTACGGCTGGGAAAATGCTGCCCAGGATGTTGAAGAGGGTTTTGAAGTATGGTGTGTGGCTACTATTTTCACCAAACTGCGAACCCTCAATATTGAACCGACAAAGATTTTCCAGCTTCATGCGGCCAGTATATTTGAGCCGTGGATCGAGCAAGAACAGTCGAGGGTTGTACTCATGAAGTACGATGCTCGGTATCTCTGGGCCGCTCGATTGCCCAGCGAAGACCTCGTAGGTATGCTCGGGCCAGTATTCTCTTCGTCGGTTGCGTGGATGTTGGGTTTAGCAATACTGCGCAAATACACCGAAATACGCATACACGGTGTGCACATGGTGAATGCCTATGCAGCCCAGCGAGACTGCTTCTTCTACCTCTGCGGGAGGGCAGAAGAAAAAGGGATAAAAATAAACACCGACCCTGATGCCGGTGTTTTTTCTGCCTCCCAAACCTACGGGCTGGTTTAGCTAACCCATACCAAATTATTTTAGCGGTATCCCGTTCTGCACGCAAAAAGCCTTGATCATCAACGGCAAGATCAACTCTTGGATTCGGGCAATTTGCGCATATCCTTGATCATCACCACCCAGCTTACCGATGGTATCCATGGCCAGCTGCAGTGTATTTCGGTCATCATCATTGATGCCTAATTCCTTAACCCGTTCTGTGGCCTGTTTTAGCATCTGATCATTGGTCTTGAGCTGATCCAGAATCTTTGTGGCATCAGTAGCAATCGCCATTTCTCTCGCGCATTGAATCGCTGGATTAGATTCCACCACGTTCACCGGGGCAGGAGTAGCAGTGCCGGTAGATTGTGAAACAAGGCTTTTCGTATCCATAAACAAGCCTAATTCCTGTATCCTGACCTTAGCCAGAGCATACCCGGCATCATCACCTGAAAACTGCTCCAGTATGTGGTTGGTTCCGGGAATTACCACTGCTGGATCGAGCATAAAATAGATAATTCTCAAATCAACAGTATAAATTAGATTCCACATTGATAACTCCTAATTCGTTGTGACGGTTGCGCCTTGAATGATGAGCCGCTGCATATTGGAATAGGCATCAGTCGCATTGGCAGGCTCTCTATGATAGGTTGCAGTTCCATTCCCCGTGCCGTATTGGGTTGATATTGGGTAAGTGAAATGACCGCTGTCAGTAACAGTAATTACTGCCGTTTTGTTCACGTTGCCAATTATTCCTACACCAGATACCGTAATCATATCCCCTGTTGAGAATCCATGGTTGGCCCAGGTGACAGTGCACGTTGTACTGGACGCACTAAACGTGTTACCGGCCCTTGTTCCGCCTGTGCCGGTAAAAGTAGGTGAGGCTGAGGTTCCGCCTCCGATAGCAATGGACCCTACGAATTTGGTAGTTCCGTTATTGCCATCCAGGGATTCCATCACAGCCAGAAGATTATCCACCGAGGTTTGAGACAGTGCACATCCGCTCATAGTGATATTTCCGCACTGCATTAAGCGGTCGATTTCCCCAAAGATAAAGTTGGTAAAAGTGGCAACTGATGCCACCGTGACCCCCGATACCAGGTACACGGGGTTGGGGATTGATAATGTTACCAAAGAAGTGCAGCCGGATAGCACGATTGCCCCGTTATCATTTTGCAAATTCGGAAAGTTTATAGACGTCAACTTTGTATTGCTGTACGTGACCGCAGCAATGAAAAAATCGACATAGGATACCAGGTTCAGACTGGTGGATAAGTCCCCGTGGTATGAATTGAAGATGTTAGAGCCGGTGGGGAAAAGCGCCCTATTTGTACTAATGTCCCACATCTTGTAAACATCAAGATAGGTATAGGCCGTTCCACAAGTGATTGCCTTAGTAAGGCCGTTGATATGCGCTTCACAGGTGATAATCTCATTAGGCTGGGTAGTTGCCCCATTGTCACAATTTATACCGCCGCCAGTCCCCATGTTGTAGAGTAATAGTCCGTTTACTGTTATGGATGACCCGGCAGTGGAACAGTCAATAGCATAGTACGTATTATCATTGGCGAATAGTTCGATATTCAGCAACAACAAATAGCCGGAACAGGTAATACGGGCATAGTAATTAGCGACTTGGGTTCCCATAACCAGGGTCTGGAATGTGCCCATGCCAGTGGATGCAATAGTTATTAGAGAGTTGGCACTGCCATTTCCTAATATCCGCCCTCCTGAGTATTGCATACTTCCATTGATTGTTAGATTCCCATACAAGGTAACATTGGTCGCAAGCGTCATGACAGCCAGGCTGGTGTTAGATTGGACTATATTTCCTACTATCGTCAAATCGTAGATGCTGAACGCATTGGAAAGCGTAAGCGTTCCGGCTCCCGACCCAATAGTATAGGACGATCCATTGCCTCGTATCACGCATGGATAGGCAACCGTGGCAACGGTAGTATCAGCATAGGACCCCGGCGCTATGTCAAGACAAAAGGCAAACGCCAAAGCATTACCCGCAGTAATTGCCGCACCAATTGTCTTAAATGGTCGGTACCGTGACCCATTTTCAGTGTAACTATCCGCTCGATTTCCATCCACATAAATAGTGGTAGTGACAACAGATAATTGGGCGACAGTGGCTGCGTCTTGAGCAGCAACTCCGCTCGGCAAATTGACAATCTTGCCCTGGGCATAAAAATCTAAAGTTGTCAGTACTTGCTTACTCAATTAACCAATTACCACGACCCGGAAAGCATTAGAAGCCGGTGCTACATTGAATACAATGGTTACGGTATTGGTAGTGGTATTATCCACATCAACCTCGACCTCATCATAGCTACCACTTACCCGGTACACACTAACCTGTACGTCTCTTGACCCGAGATTGTGCGTAACGGTGAAAGATGTAGCGGTTCCGTCACCAATCAAGGTGGAATACTTTTTGAGCATAAACGACGCGGTTTTTAGCTTTAACGGCGTCACGATACGTGCATCATCGGTCCCGGCGTCTGTCTCCGCTTGTGTCGCAATCTCAGCTATACCGGCTGTACTTTCTGATGCAGCGGGGCTGGCGGCAAGGAAGGCCACAAAAGTAATCGTAGTGCTGTCCACAGTCGGATTAAGCGCGGTTTGCCGCCACTGCGTACCGGCGCTCGTGCCTTGGCCAACCGGCACGATAGCTTGGTTAAACTCAGCACTGGCGTTCATGTCCAGGGATCGGGTGGCGGGAGTTGATGCTCCGTTATAAATATATATGCCATTATCTGCATCAGCGGTTTGCTCACTGGCCAGAAAACGGTCATTGGCAGTCATAGTCACGCCGTCAATAGTGGCCCCAGGTGACGCCAGATTGATGTTTGATGCAGCACGGCAAACCACGTCATCTTTCCAGGCCATGCCCTCAATAGCCGCTGTTAATTGTGCAACGGTTGCCGCATCTTGCGGGTCTATACCATTGGGCAATCCGATGATCTTGCCTTGGGCATTGAAATCCAGTGTTGTTAAAACTTGCTTGCTCATTGCTGTTCTCCTTTTATGATAACCGGGCAGTTCCCGCCACGGCAACATTGAACGATATTTGGGTTACATTATCAGTCAGTTGAATCACCGATCCTTCTATCTCAACTCCGCCAACGCTGAATGTATCCACACTGGGAAAATAACCCAAGTTGTGTGGAATGGCCCAGGTGTCGGACGGGGCGGACTGCACCCAGTTGAAGCCTGTTTCTCCTGGTGGGCCTGTGGGTCCAGTTGCACCTGTTTCTCCAGTCGGCCCTGCTGGACCTGCCAGTCCGGTCGGTCCTCTTGCACCAGTTAAGCCAACTAATCCACGCGGACCCTGCGGCCCGGTGGGGCCGGTCGGGCCGGGCACAGTAGAGTCGGCACCTGTTGCACCCTGGGGGCCAAGCGCTCCCTGTGGGCCGGTGGCACCTGTAGCCCCTGTGTCCCCCGTGAGTCCGCGTGGCCCAGTCGGTCCTGGGGCACCTTGTAATCCACGTGGACCGGTGGCTCCTGTTGCACCAGCCGGGCCGGGCACGGTAGAGTCGGCACCTGCCGGGCCTGCCACCCCTGCGGGACCGGTGGCACCTGCGGGACCGGTCAGCCCGGTCGGTCCAGTAAGCCCTGTCGGTCCAGTAAGCCCTGTCGGTCCTCGCGGACCAGTAATGCCGGTCGGACCCTGTGCACCTGTGTCGCCTTTGGGGCCAGCAACAATCGAGTCGGCTCCTGCCGGGCCTGTGTCACCGGTCAGTCCTTTCGGTCCTATGGGTCCGGCTGGGCCGGGCACGGTAGACGCGGCACCCTGGATTCCCTGTACTCCCTGTGGGCCAGCTTCGCCGGGGGTACCTTGTGGGCCAACAGGCCCGTGTGCTCCGGTGGTGCCGGGGTTTCCCTGTCGCCCTTGTGGACCCTGGATTCCCTGTGGCCCTGGCTGTCCTTGACGCCCCGCGTCGCCTTTCGTACCTTTTTCTGCTACCAATACGACGGTATTTTCTGGTTTTTCAATTACCGATATGGTGATATTTTCTGGCTTCTCAATTACATGGATCATGCCTTTCTCTATGTGCTCAGTCGCATGGATGGCGGCTTGTTCTGGCTTCTCAATTACCTGGATCGTGCCTTTCTCTATGTGCTCAGTCGCATGGATGGTGATATGTTCTGGCGTTTCAACAGCGGCACACATGGTTGTGCTTCACCGCACTGCGGTGATGACACCGCCAACGTAGCTTTTAACGACGCCGTTCGCTAATATAAAACGGATTTGATAATCGTAGAGGCCAGGGCGAAGATCGAAAATCTGTGAGTCAATACCAATCACACCCTCCGAGCTGAGGATGGTAAGTCCGCTACCGGTAGTTAATACCTTGGTCGGGGTAAACTCTGCTTGTTTCGTGATGGTCATAGAAGCAGTTGCGTCTTTTAGGTCAAGCAGCTTGGTAATACCTTCGCTGTCAGTTACTTCAACAGTAATCTGAGCGCCGTTGTAGGTATCACCGCACTTTACAGCAAAGTTAAAAGCCACGTACTTACCTACCTTAAACCAAAATAAGTGCCTATGCGACAGACAGTTCCATTGTACGTTCACAACCTCCGAATGTCAACCTTCGCAAAGTTTGCATTTAATTGACGAAAACGTGTGTACTTATTGCGTTATAAGGCAACGGAGCAATAAAGGAGTATTATGAAAACACAGCGACACTGGGCATACCGTCCCGGTAGACTATCCGGCGCGGCCAAAGTTGCCATCCGGGGATTATCGGAAGTAAACCCCGAGGCAGCACAGATTTTTCTCACTGGAGAAATAGTCACAAAAAATATGAGCAGCGATGCATTGAGCGCACTGGCGTACACCAACACGAAGGCCGGGTGGCCGCTGTTCGAGTACACCGGCCAAGGCACGGTGCGCATGGTAGCGTTCGATGCAAAAGAAATATGGCCATTGCTGGGGCTGGACCGCCTACTGGCATTTTGTGCCGTGGAAGCAGCCTACTATCGGGCGACACCGCCGCCCACAACTACCTGGGACTTCTACGAATCCCTGTTCGACCACCTGGGCCTGTGGGATACCTACGTTCCACAGTACGGTTTGCATAGTACATATCTAAACGCCCTGACCCTCTTCCGCAAGCCCATGCTGCACGGAATCCCCGCAAGTCTATTTTTTTCTGCCCACCCCGATTTTTACCAGGGGAGACTTGCAGCACCGAAAGAAATGCTTGCAAAACGGGATCGGGCATATGATAATAGTCACCATGCCCCCACCAATAGCGAAGTCCGGTTTCTCCTTGAAATTGAGTGACTTAGCATTTGACAAATAGTAAATACAAGTATAGGATACTCACATGGCAAAAAAAAATGCGTTGATTCTGGCTCCTGGCGTCGTCTTCAATGAGGCACGGCATGAGTATCACCTACGGGGGAAGCAGTTATCGGGCGTGACGGGGATCATCGGCAAGCGCTTGGGCACCAAGTTTCCCGAAGAGTTTGTAGGGGAAGCCCGAGGCGAAGGGTTGCATGTCCACAAGGCGGTTGAAGACTGGATAGACGCACGGGGGCGTACTTGCAATTCAATGCACCCCGGTGTCATGTGGATAACGGGCACCCTGATAGACAAATGCACCCAGATTCCAAAGTTCATGCACTCCGAAGTGCTGGTCAGCGACCTTACCCAATATGCGTCTGCGGTGGACATCATCGCCGAGTACGACGGCAAGATTCTTGACTTATTCGACATGAAGCGCAGTTTCAAGCGTACACCCGTGACCTGGCAACTCAGTATTTACAAATACTTCATTGAAACGTTCACACCATACCGCGTGGATAAGCTGTGGTGCGCCGCATTTCGCGACAAAGAGTACTACCCGATTTTCCCGAAAGATGCGTGTGAAATTGAAGAACTTTTGTACGGTAAAAAAGACGAAAAATAAGTGGCTCATTGCCTTATATAGTGAAGGGGGAAACGATGACGGAACCAAAGATTAAAGAAGTACATTTTGAGCGCGTGTTCAACTTAGGAAACTACGAGTCATTCAGGATTGGCTATACTGCAACGGTTGGCCCATCCGACAGTGTAGAAGACGTGCTGGTGGCACTCGACAAGGCAGTAATCAAAGCCCGTAACGAGTTTCTTACGCCGATAAAGGCTGGTAAGTGATGCTCAATACGAAAGGTCGATACGTAAGCAACGGGTACACGCTCGCTGGTCCTGGTACAACCATCCAGCGGGCGGTGCCCAAGCAACACCTGACCAAGCAGCAACGCCGGGCAATACGTGCTGTGCAGAAAGAACAGAAGAAAAACGATACGTTCGACTGGCTGGCAGATGCCAAAGAACGCGGAAATCAAGTATCACAGGAGGTCAGTTATGACGATCAAAAGTAAAGTACAAGCCACCGATGCCGAAGTGGCTCCACCGAGCAATACCCTACCGGCCAAGATGCCAGTGTTCGATGTTAAGAAGCGCCCCAGTTACGAAGTCGAGGCGAACTTCGAGGAAGTCGAAACCTACTTGAAGGGGGTTGCTGCCAAGTACGCTGATCTGGTGTTCACTGACGAAAACATCGAACAAGCCAAGATCATCAAGGCTGAACTGGTCAACCTGCGCACGTCACTGACCAAGATTCAAGCCAACGTCAAATCCGAGCGCTTCAACAATCCCAAAAAGATTTTTGATGCCAAGATGGATTCGCTCCTGTCGATTATCGGCAGTACTGAATCTGAAATTGACCAGGCTCTTTCAAAGGAAGACCAGAAGCGCATTGACGACATCAACGAAGCCTTGGATGCCTACAAGGAAAACTTCGCCACCTTCTACAGCCTGGAAGATCGTTATTTGGCACGTATTGAGTACAAGAAGTCGTACTACAACAAAACGTCCATCGAACGTGAATCCAAGGCTGATCTGGAAGAGCAGTTCAAGGTATTGAAGGCCGAGCAGGTCGCCCGTAACGGCGCGATCAAGCTCATCAACAGAACCCTTAAAGACTCCCCCGAAATCAATGTGCAAGCCCAAATCGACAAGCTTGACGGCGGTTTGGATGTTGCCAGTATTCTGGAATGGATCGAAACCGAACAGGGACGCCTGGCAGAATTGAAGGCACCAAAGCAGGTTGTTGGCGTACCAGGAAGCCCCGAAGACAGCACCGAGTATTTGGCCGACGATGAAGAAGAAGATGGGCCTGCCGAAGAAAAGAGTTTGGCCGGGCGGGTGCTGGAAGATGCAGAAAAGATTGATTTTCAATCGGACTTCCCCAAGAAGACCAAGAGTCTGTCAATCACCATCACGTATCCGATTGACGCTGGGGATGCACTTACCGCGCTGTTCAATATGCTGCGTGACCACGGCATCACGACCAAAGTGAATAAGGTATAAACCATGCAATACACGAAAGGAGCTTTAGTCGGTGTGTTGTTCGTGAGCGCCCTGTGTGCTATACCGTTTGGCTCCTGGGCTGTATTCTGGATTATTTTCTGCACCGGCGCTTTGGTAAGCCTGCCGTTTGCACTGATTTTCGACTCTGTTGCCGGTGCCAATGACCGGCGCGAGGATAGGGCTGATGCTCGGATGGGTAAACTCAGCGATGAGTACTACCAGATGATCGCCCGTCAGCAAGCCCAGCAAGTATCCGTCGATGCCCGGTCGATTCACATTGACGCACGGCGGGTACATTATCACCAAGAAAATAAGGCCAAGACTGGTTTTATTGATACGCCATAGGAGGTACACAATGGCAAAGACAACGGAAACACCGGCAAAAGTGAGCAAGGTTTCGGCACTCGACAAGCTGAGTCAACTCGCCATAGCCGGGAAAGCGCACGAAGATGTTTCTCGCGCAGAAATTGGCGGGCAGAACAATTTCATCAAGCTGATTGGTGATCCCGAGGCCAAGGAATTGAACCAAACCAAGCCCGAGTTCATCAAGGGTGCGAAGTACAAAAGCTTCGTCATCGGCAACAAGAAGCTGCACCTGGGCCTGTCCTTCGAGGCCACCATCGTCGGTATGTTCAAGCTGTACGAAGAGTCCGAAATCAAGAAGGAAGGCAGCAAGGAACTGGCCAAGATTTTCGGGTATTGGATGCCCGAAGACGCCGAAAACATCCAGACGGAAGGGATTTTCGACCGCCCGTTCATTTCCAAGGACGGCTCCGGGCATGTACTGAAACCGGTGCATTGGCTGGCATTGCGCCTCGACAAGTTCCCCGACCTGGAAAACGTGGTCATTTCCTTCCGATCCACTGGCAATAGCGTCTATGCGAAATTGGCCAAGATGGTAAAGAACGGCAGCGAAATCGCCCCCCAGATCAAGGTCAAAGTGACCAGCCAGGCCATCCAGAACAAGACCTGGGATTCGACTAACCTGTTCCCGGACTTCGAGATTGTTGGCAAGAACTTCGATTTTACTGACGGTAAGATCAAACTCATCAGCGAAGATGATGGCGGCATGAGTATCGAGGACGTGGAAGCCACCCTGGAAATGTACGCGCACCTGAATGAAGAGTATGCGGAAAACCGCATGGTATCCAAGAAATCTAAATCTACCCTCGCAGCCTTGCTTGAGCAGCCCGCCCCGGCTGTGGCCCTCACTTCTTCGGCTGGCAAGGGTGCCAAACGTGCCGTTGCCGCCGACGATGATGAAGGCGCGAAGTTCTGATAGGTCAACCAATAGACTAAATGGGTGGGAGCGTAGCCAAGTGGGAAGGCACCAGGGCACTGACACGAGCGGGTTCAATCCCCGCCGTTCCCGGACTCTATAAACAAGGAGAATGAACATGGCTTTTTACAAAGTTACCGTCGAAGGTAAAGAATATGTCAACCAGCACCTGTGCCGCACGGCAAACAGGTTCGGCGATGCGGGGCTTTTACGCGCCGTCGCCAACAAGGAACTCACACAGAAACAGGTATTTGACAACATCCTGTTTTCGTCTGAGCCACAGCACCAGGACAACTACGCCTGCATGAGTGACCAGATCATCGTCCAGGACATTGACGAGGCTGTAGCCCACTTGCAAGCCAGTAAGGAAGATGCAACTGCCGATAGTATCACTGTCAGCCGCCCGGACCTTGTAGTATACAAATACAAGAAGTTCCGGTTCGTTAAACTGAGTGACATTACTGATGCGAAGAAGTATCGTCATCAGGTACGTATGGCCACGGTACAGGTGTGTGGGTGCATCTATGTTGCCGTCAATGCCGTGAACGATACCCAAAAGCAGCCAATTGTCGTAACTATCAAAGAATAAAGGCCGGTGAAACGCCATGAGTGGACCTACTATTGTTGAACAATTTCGGTCCTTGTTCACCGGCTATACTGCTAATTATGTAAAGCATACTCCACCCTTTACTCTTGATGATGAAGGCAAGATGAAGGCAAAGTTTGCGGGCATTGCGAAGTATAAGTCGAAAAGCAAGTACCATCCCGCGCCTCCTGTTGGATCGAATGATGACGACGATGTGCCGCTGACAATTGAGCAGTACAGGGGCCACCTTAACGGCGATGAAGGACTCGCAATATCCTCTCTGTTCGACACACCAGAGTGCAAGAACGTCTGCTTTTTTTCTGTTATCGACATTGATGTGTACGATGCAGACTACCTGGAAATAATCCAGCGCTTGTATAAGTATGGCTATAAGTTTGCACCGTTTTTCTCAAAGTCAGGTGGGCTGCACATCTATTTCTTTTACAGCAAGGCAGAGGTAGCAGAAAAAGCTGTTGCGGAAATGAAGCGGATCGTCGAGCGCTTTGGGCTAAACAAGATTTACCAGAACGACGGGAAATCACGTGTAGAGATTTTCCCAGCACACACCGAGCGGACCCCAGGACAGCATGACAAGTGTCTGTTCCTACCGTTTTATAACAGTGGCGGCGAAGGCGGTTCTCGGCAGAAGCTGATAACCCGAGACGGGGCATTACTATCTGTAAAGAAGGCGATCCCGGTTATCGAGACGATGTTCACATCAGTCGATGCGATAAAGGAAACTACCGACGCATTACCGTATAATGATGCACCGTTTTGTGTCCAAATGCTCATGCTGTCTGGCAGCATGGGTGCCAACACCGGGCGCAACGAGTTTCTTTTTACTGCTGCCACGTATCTTAAAACCAAACATGCCGATGCACTCACCAAAGAGCACATCGAAGAAATGAATAACGACCTACCAGCCCCACTTGAGCAGCGGGAAATCAACGGTATTTTCCAGTCGATCAGCACCAAGGACTGGCAGACAGCCGGGCGCTGTAAGAAAGAGCCGGTGGTCAGCTTCTGCAACAAGACACTGTGCCGAGAACGACAGTTTGGAGTAGGGCGTTCCAAGAACAACATGGTGTCCAACGTAGAGTTTGGAAAGATTGTACGAATGATGGCAGAGACACCCTACTACCTGTGGGAAGCCAGGCTATCCGGGACCGAAGAGTATAAGACGTTGCGCATAGACGGCGCAGAAAACTTAATGAACCAAAAGGTTGTACAGCGCGTGTGCATTGATACGCTTAATCAACTGTCCATTACCGTTAAACAGACTGTCTGGGAAACTACGGTCAACACCTGCATGGCAAACGTAGAAGAAGTATTGGTTGCCAGAGAGACAGATACCACGGAAATGTCTGCCTTGCGTGAAACATTCATGCGGTATCTATCCAGCCGCCAGACGAGAACCGAGCACTCGTACAAGGTGAATGTCAAGCAAGTATACTACGACACCGACGGCGGCACGTTTTACTTCAAGACAGAAGGATTCCAGGATTACCTGCGCACGGCAAAGTTCATACTTGGCCGAACCAACCTGCGCGAACAGCTTGTGCAGTATGGATGCGTGGAAGGTGAGCTGAAATACACAAATGCTGCAAAGATTGAAAAGACTATTAAGTGCTGGAAGAAGGTAGAGGACGACGAGCTGCGAAGTCTTGACACGTTCTACGACGACATTATGGAAGCCGACGCGGGTGTGATCGAAAATAACAAACTACATAAACAGGACCGTAATGATTCTGGTACAGACGACAACCGGTTTTAGGAGGAAGAAATGGAAATCCTTGACTACATTGACATTGCAGTTTCTGAGCCAGAAGGCGTTGCTGCGGCTGTAGTCGCATACATGGCCGAGCGCAAGGACATGGTGAAATCTCTTGACGTAAAGATTCGCATAGCGATATGCAAAACACCCCAAACCGTGAGGGCAGGAAAAAACAACCGAGTGGAAACGCTTAACCAATTTATTTCTGCCTCCGGCGTTTCTACCTGGAAGAGCGGGGGGTACAAGTTTGACTTTTCCAGGAACATTTACCTGTGGGGTAAACAAGAGCTGTACATCACTGCGGGGGAGTCTGTGGCGCTGTACCAAAAACTGGTGCGAAAGCAGGACACCGCAGGATGGCCAGCGTTCTACTCGAACATGAAACGTAAGATCGGCGAGAACTTCTTGAAGGGGGAGCTGTGAAAGCACTTGACGTAAAGTTCTCGACAGAGGACGTGCAGATATACTTCGCTGGCGCTGGGGCTGGTAAGACTCACGCCATGATGGAAGAGCTGCCGGGGTTTCTGGAGGTGTACCGGCCTGACGAAATCGCCTTCGTGACTTTTACCCGTAAGGGTGTGATGAACGGAATCGAACGAGCGATCCAGGCAAACCCGCACCTAACTCCTGACGATCTGCCGTACTTTCAGACACTGCACCGCCTGTGCTTTCACGAATCGGGATTGAAGCACAAGAATATTATGGAACGTACTGACATGGCTAAGTTCAATGACCTGTTAGGATTTCATGTAAACCTTGCGCACACCTTCGACAATCAAACCGACGACGATAAAATGCTACAGCGGTATGATGCGCTGCGCAGCGGCGGTGACAAGGGTGTATTCATCCATAGCAGCTATGACGAGGATCATTATGCACGTCTCATTAGTGCCTATGAAGCGTTCAAGGCTGCGAACGATCTGGTTGATTTTTATGACTGCCTTTTACGTTTCAAGGAACGAGGGCTGCCCATTGGTGTTAAGGTATTCATGGTTGATGAAGCGCAAGACTTAACACATACACACTGGGAAGTCGTAGAAATTGCTTCCCAAAATGCTGAGAAAATACGTATAGCCGGTGATGATTTTCAAGCACTTTTTTCTTATAGTGGTGCGTCGCCAGAAACATTGATTCATCTTGCAAGTAAATACAAAACTATTAAGCTTGAAAAGTCATACCGACTACCCCATGCCGTGTACCGTTTTGCGCGGGGGATTACAAAGCTCATACAGAATAAAGTAGAAAAGGATTATGTGCCAGCCAAGAATGTGGAGGGGTTTGTAAAAACAATATCTGACCATGGGATACTGGCGCGTATTATGCGCAAAGACCTGGAAGATTCAGGGTATATTCCTAATCGGTGGTATTTACTGTTTCGGGCAAACCATTTCATCGCAGATATTGCGAGCACCCTTGAAGCGTTCACCGTGCCGTACCACACATCAAAGGGTTTCGTTATTCATGAGCGCGATATTGCAAAGATCAAACGCTTTTACGCCTACCGGAAAGAAGGGTATGGATCACCGGAAGCCAAACAGCATTTCATGCACCAGTACGGTATTCAGGACATCAACGACGATTTTACCGAGAGTGAGCTTGTACCGTCTAACCACAAGTATGTCTGTTTTGATTATGTAAATAAGTATGGTATCGACGAGATAGAACGCATGAGCAAAGCACAACCATATGTTTTGCTGGCAACCACCCATAAAGTAAAAGGTGGTGAATGCGATTACTGTGCAGTATTCATGGATTCAACCAAGTTGGTAAGCGAGAATACCATGCTGGATTTGGATAGCGAGTTACGGGTGTTATATGTGGCGTGTACCAGGCCATGTATTGGCCTATACCTGATACCGAGCCAAAGCCGGTATGGTATGGACAACATCATCGAGCTGGTATGGGACATGGTGGAGGACTAAATGGAAACATTGATTCTGGTTGGTATTTCGTTTGTATTCGGTATGTGCTTCGGTGTATTTCCGATCCGAAATGTGCTGTGGTCAAGTTCAAAACGTTACCAGGTGTGGGTGGCTAAAAGGAGTAAACGATGAAGCGGTTCTTCACGCACTGTACTAACTGTATTTACTGCAAATGTGAAAAGGCTCAAGAGCTGCCCGACCTCTCTATATATAGTAGGGTAGTAGAGATACGGTACTGCACACTAAGCCCACAATGGGTGAAAGTAGACGACAAAGACCATTACTGTGGCCAAGGAGAATCGGCAAAATGAAATACTTCGGCCTTGATATTGAAAGCCACGACCCGCTACTCACCGATCAAGGCCCGTCCTGGGTATACAGCCAGGGGGAAGTCCTGGTCACTGGTATCTACGATGCGCAGAAACAGAAAAAAAGAGCTTTGAATGGTGCGGGTGGAGACACCGTGCATGACATACTTTTTTCTTCTGCTACCACTATTGTGGGTGCGAATATCGGCTACGATCTGGGGTGGCTGTGCTACGCGCACAAACTTAAAATCAAGGATACCCGGTGCGGACTGATCGACGTGGCCATTGCCGAAAGTTTGATTGACGAGTATCAACCCTTCTCCTTAGATGCACTGGCGCAAAAATACCTGCGCGAGCGCAAAGGCAGCGAAGACCTGGCAGGTATCGCGCTGCAATATGGGCTAAAGGGCGACTTCCGAAAGCACCTAAAAGCACTGTGGTACGGAGAAACGCCGGACAAGGTTTCCTACAAGGACGAGATTCGGGCCTACGTAATTTCGGATGCCGACCAGCCGGTGCGCATCTGGGAAAAGCAGCACCCGATCCTGGAAGAGCAGGGTTTGATGGATGCCTTCATCATGAACATGAAAATGGTGCGCATAACACAGGCCATGAAACAGCATGGTGTGCGTATCGACTACGAGAAGTGGCAAGAGAATTGTGCAATAGCCAGTGCTGCCTACAAAGATTTGCACGAAGACTTTGTATCTAAATATGGTGAAGTCAATATCAACTCCCCGAAGCAGGTTGCGGCTCTTTTCGACAAGTTTGAAGTGCCGTACAAACATAAACTGGTATTCAAAGGTTGGGCACCCGAAGGCCGAAAGTTTAGTGCGAACGACTGGTTCAAGGGCGATGAGGTATGGGATCAGCGTAAACGCCTAAAAGAAAGTTTCCCAAATATCCGTGTCGTCAAAAACAAGATCGTGCTCATGGTGCCAAAGCAATACGCTGCACGTACTGCGCTACAAGCATCCAGCATGGGTTATCAGATTACGAATAATCCGTCGGTCGGCAAGTTCGCATTCGCCGCAGTCAAGGCCACCCACCAAGTAGCCGCAGACATCGTAGAGTTCAAGCAAGTTACCAACATAGTCACCAAGTTTCTCGGTCCCAATTTCGGTAGATTTCTGGTGCAAGATACAGTTGGAGACTGGCGGCTGCATAGCAATTTCGACACCGTAGGTGCGCGGCAGACAGGTCGTATGTCCGCAAGCAAACCAAACCTGCAAAATATACCATCTAAAACAAAATTATTTGAAGGAACAGAAAAAGAATTAGACTTGGCATTTATGTGCCGGGAGGTTTTCGTTGCCGACCGTGGGCAAATGTTCGTCAAGCTTGACTTCTCGGGCCAGGAAAATGTACTGCAAGCGCATTTTGCGGTAGGGGCTGGGGGTAAACTGATCCGGTCCATGTACATGGCTAATCCGCGCCTGGACGAGCACCAGTTCGTCGGTGAGCGCTCCGGGCTGATTGAGCAGCACGGGCCAAAGGCTGGGCGTAAATATGCGAAGAGTGTGCGTTTCGGGGTCGCCTATGGTATGCAGTTGCAGACCATGTGTGAACAGTTCGGATGGGATAAAGATTTTGCCGAAGAGCTGACCAACGCCATCAATGACGCCGCCCCCTGGGTCCGGGAAACTATGGATGCGATCCAGGACATGCTACTGGGCAAGAACGCCTACCGGGGAAAACAGCGCCGGTACATCAAAACCATCATCGGTCGCCGCATCCATTTGCGTGAAGGCAATGACCGGGGCGCCTATAAGTTCTACAACTACCTAATCCAAGGGTCCGCTTCCGACATGATGAAACTGGCACTCATCAAATACGCCGAATCCGACATTGCCAATATCGTCACCCTTCTATTGACCGTGCATGACGAGGGCGGATTCTCAGTGCCGATAACGCCGCAGGGATTCGCTGCGGTATTGATATTGCAAACTTTTTTCTGTTCTGCCGTAGAGCTTTCTATCCCGATCAATGCTGACCCGGAAGTGGGTCATTCCTGGGCAAGTGCCGAAGGGCAGCACAAGACAGACGGTGCCTTTGATGAGACGGTACAGGAATTGTTGGAACGAGTCGGGCATGAGCTGCTGGCTGGTAATGCAGCGAAAACTACCAGTACCGACGACGATGAGGACGAAATCGACTTCGACGCATTGGGCGACGAAGATGACACCGAAGAAGAAGGAGAAGACGAATGATTTCAGAAAATAAAACAGCCAACAAGTACCAAAAGCCTATCAAAGACATCGACGGCAATGACATAGGGCTTGTCGATGTCTACTCGGTACTGTCAGCATTCGACGTGGTAGAGCCGGGGCTGCAACATGCTATCAAGAAGTTATTGATGCCCGGTCAGCGCGGGAAAGGCGACTACCAGGCTGATTTGCAAGAAGCTGTACAGGCAATTGAACGGGCAATTATTTGTCATAATGGGATGAATAAAAGACGAAAAACGCCTGCGCCATTGCCTAATACAGTGGAAGATGCTGAACGGCTCAAACAGCTCCCATTATTTGCCGAAGACCCCAGGAGGTAGCAATGAGTAAAATACTGAACTTCACCATCGGTAATCTGGTGAGTGGGCCATTCCGTGATGAGGCAGAGTTCAAAGGAGCCTGCGTGAAACGGCTATCCCTTTTGCAGCCAAAATGTGATTGGTTTCTGTTGGAAACCGAAGAAACAGTGCCAGGAATGCCCGACGCCATGCGTGTGTCCACGGTCGGGCCGGTCTACTGGGTCGAGTTCAAGATTGGTGATAAAGATGGTATCATCAAGTTTAAGAAATCACAGCCTCTGTTCTACCGGACCTACGGGCCAAAGGGCTACTTCATCGACATTTACGTTTGGGATAGTCGGTACAATCGTATCGTGTGTATTGGCTGGCAAGACGTGGTAGCTGCAAAGTCACTGAGCATGAAATTACCGGAGGTCGGCGAGTGAAGTATTTAATCATACCAACACAGCATTTTTCAGGGTCATTGAAGGGCCAAAAGTACGTATCATTTTCAGACCTACCTAATGTCGTGCGTATGTTCGTAAACTACTTCAAATATCGCGTGTTCGCGGTGCTCGACGAATCATCCTGGGTCAAGCAAACTCAGGCAGTAAGTGAAGATAAAAAGAGCCAGCGTTCACGCCTGATAAAAACACTTAGCCAGTACACCGAATCACGCGCCATTCTTACCGGTACTTTGAAGTCGAAGTCACCCATGAATATGATCGACCAGTACAAGTTTCTTGACCCAACATTATTTCCTGAAAGTATGTATGAGTTTGCGGAGCATTATTGTATTATGGTGAGCTTACGCACTGCGCGGGGACGTCGCGTTATCATCAGCCAGAAGGACTACGCAGCAGTACGAAAACGCATGGCTAATGCAGACAGGTTGGGGGGTGATTTACAACTTGAGGCTGCAATGTGCAGGATCACCAACGAGTACGGTATCAATGAAAAGAAACTCAAACATATCATGGAGCACCGTAAGTATACACCGTTCATTAACCAGGGTGAGCTAATGCAACGGGTGAAAGATTTCACTATGACGGTTGAACGTAAGGATGTGTTTGATATTAGTTACGACAAGTATATTTATGAGCCAATCAAGCAGTCGGTTGTTCTTTCCAAAGGTGCGAAGAAATTGGCAAATGAGCTGATTGAACTTGGCTTTACCGATAGCCTGGTTCTTGGTAAAGCCGCAGCACTTGAGCTGGTTATGCGGTTGCAAGATATTTGCAATGGCTTTGAGCCAATCAAGACGATTACCCCTAAAATTGTGAAGGGTGTCGAAACCGAAGTCGATGTGGTGACGTATCGGGCACTCCCTGAGAATCCAAAACTTGACGCCCTGGAAGAAAGGCTGGAGCAGATTGACACCGAACAGAACCAAGTCGTTATTTTCTGCTCCCGAACAAATGCCTTTGATTCCATCGCGCAGCGCCTTGAATCAATGGGGTTGTCCTATGTGCGGTATTCCGGGTCAGAAAGTAAGGCAGAAAAAAAGGGGGCAGAGAGCAAATATGAAAACGGCGAAGCTCGGGTATTCCTGGCAAACCAGGCGTCTGCTGCCTATGGGTTGAACTGTATGCGGAACTGCAATTACGTTATCGAGTATTGCAACGACTCGTCCGTCGAACGTCACCACCAGGCCCAGCACCGGGTACTGCGCGGCCAGAGTATGACACCGAAGTTCGCTTACCAGATTTATGTCAAAGGGTCCGTCGAAGAGCGCGTCATCGGCGCGTTGAATGTTGGCCAGGAGTTGATTTCCTCGTCCAATCCGAAAGGTCTATTCATGTTTGAGTGAGGTACTGTATGAGCATTGAAAGAAATAGTGCAGCTGACTACCGTCTTGTCTGTGATTATTGCGAAGAAGCGGTTGACGTAGAGTTTGAAACCTTCTACGAAGCCGTCGACTACAAGAAGGAAAACGGCTGGAAACCCGTTAAAGACAAGGATAATGACTGGCAAGACCTGTGCCCGGAGTGCCAGTCGCCCGACATCATCCGTAAACTGAAAGGAGTGTGACATGAAACAACTACGTTCTTACCAAGCCGAGGCGGTCAACATCTTCTCAGGCACTGTTTTTTTCTGCTTAAACTTCGCCTGTGGGCTTGGCAAGACGTTGACTGCGGGTATAATTGCGCAGCGCAAGAAGCTGCCTACGCTCATCATCGCACCAAATGCCCTGTGTGAGCAGTGGCGCGACGAGCTAATAGAACTGGGTGTGGACCCAAGCGATATTTTCATTGCAAATGCCCCCGAAGAGCACAAGAATACCGAAGCCTACGCACAGAAGTTTAACAAATGGTTGGTAGAATAAATGGCGATTGAGGTACAAAAGTACAAGAACACCGGCCTTGAGTATATCCGGGGGAAGGAACGGGTAATTTTCAAACATGGTGGTGTGGTGGTACTGGCCCAGGATTTTGATGAGTGGGACCGTAAAGGCATTATGCTTGCCCAGGTATTAGGGCTGGCAGGAAAGCCAGGCTACTCCGGGTTTGATTTTGAACATGTGCGCAGGACCGGCACCTTGCAACACAGATCAGGCACACCCGATATAGTAGAAGTTCCTGTTATCGCCAGTGCCCCTACACCGTCCGCCCCGCCGCCGATGGCAGACACAGCCCGGCCCACGCCCCCTACGCTCACGGAAATGCTGCAACAGCCGACTTCACGGGCACCGATAACAACCCCAATGCCGGTTGAAGTTACCCCCCCGGCTCCGGTTCCTATTAGTGTTGCCCCGATTCCTCCGGCATCGGTTGAAGTTGTGCAGGCGCAGCCGATTACTGCCGGGGAAGTAGAAGCAGAAAAAGAAGCGATTCACAGCTCACCGCTCCTGATGCTGATCGTTATCATCCTGGTGGGGCTGGGTGCCATGGTCATGAGCGCGTACCACATCATCACCTACATGCACGACGGGGGTCGTGCCGCTTGGATCGCCGCAGTCACCGGCGTTATCATGACTCTTTTTTCTGCTATTGCCTTTACCGCAGCGCGGCATTTCTTTGACCGAAATAAGGGTGGGCCAGTTACGTCCAGACTACCAGGGTACTGTATTGGTGCTGCCTTCACCATGTTCGGCGTGATTGTCATATTCTTTGCAATGTTCTCCACCATTAAGGTTAATTTTGACCAGTTCAAAGCAGGGGATGAGGCCAAGATCGTGAAAGTGGTGGATACATCATCCAAGGTACAGGAGGCTGGAACCAGGGCGAAGTTTGTGGCCAGTGAGCTACAGCGGCTTGACGGGCTTATCAAATCTGACCAGGCTGCGGTTGATTCGTGGACTCGGGCATGGAAGTCCGAAACAGCAAAAGACAAAGACAAAAATGCTGATCTGGTATGGCAATACTGGTCCAAACTATCGGCTGCTACAAAGGCACTGAACGCACACCAGGCAGAGCGCACTCCATTTGCTGCTGCCGCCATGGATAAGTCAAACGATGTTTCGTCAGTAGAAGACACCGTTAAAAAGGCGGTAGAAGACACCACCGTGTTCGGCATGTTCGCCAATCTGTTTGGGATTCCGGTGGACACATTGAAGTTTATCGTGTACGTGATCCCGGCAGTGTTCTACGACCTGATGTGCCCGTTCGCACTGACGATCAGCTTCATGCTTGCCGATGAGCGCAGCCGGGAGAAGCGTAGGAGGCACAAACGTGTGGCCGAAACTGAATGTCCATCTTGAGTTTGTCAAGCCATCAAAGCATACTGTGCGCAAGGCGAAGGTAGCGAGATTCAGTGCCGCAGCGCAGCGCTTGATAGTAGTTTGTTTCTACGGGGCAATGTTGCTCATATTTATAGAGATTGCGATTGGGCCACGACCACAGGTGATTGTGCTTGGCAAATCAAACCTTGAACTGTTCCTAAACCATTTGTATGCGTTGAAGACAGGCAAGATTTTAGATGGAGGATCGAAATGAAGAAGTTTATCGCCCTACTGATTTTAGCTGGTGTCTGGGCCGGGCTGGGGGTGCTGATGTTGGCAGTTGCCATAGTACTTGCCGCAATTATTTGGATTGTGGTTATGACTGGTATCGTCACCGTCAGCACGGTGTATGGTATGTCGCCTCTGTACAAAGAAATAGCGACCATCACCGGAATCGCCGCGTTGGCAGCAATGGTGGTGACAGTCGCTACGACTACTATCTATTCCCAGGTGAGGCTCACACGGCGACGAACGTTGCCAAGAACTGTACCGTCTGACCTGCAATTGTCGGAGCATTCACCGGCAATTTCGCAATCGCCGAAGAAGAAAGCAGCGTCGCACCCAAGTACCAGCCCACGAACGTGAATCCGGTGGTGGCAATGGCCTGGAAGATGACTTCATCGCCATCGTTGACAATGTAATCATTGGGGGTGCCCGAGCAATGGGCACTCGCAGCCGGGCCAGGGGTGACTTGTACCGTGAAGTGCACCGGCTGAGGTGGGTCTTGGGTAACGCTTTCGATGTTCGCCCGGACTATCGAAATACTGGCAATGGGGGTAAGCGGTTTCTCATACTGCTGGCAAATCGCCAGCATGGAATCCGCAACCACGACCTTCTGGATTTGGTCAACGAAGGTCAGACTGAACTCACTTTTATTCACAATCATTATAGGCTCCTTTGCTATTTCAGCGCGTGACCGGCGAATGCACCAAGGCCCAAGCCAGCTACACCTGACAGTATAGCAGCAGTCAAGGTGTACTTCAAGGAAAAATCACGCTCGGCTCGGGCCAGGTCGCGTTCTATATTTGCCTGTTGAAACTGCCCGTCCTTGTCGGCGATCACCTTGACCTGGGCATCAATTACCGCCTGATCCGCTTGGTGCTGATTGGCTGAGGCTTTCTTTTGTTCGTCGTTCAAGGTCGTCAAGTCCGTCACTTTGCTTATCAAGTCCTTGAGCGGCGACTTGAGCTGCTCCCAGCGCTGTGTCCATTCCAGCAGCAGCTTGTCCTTGTCTTGCACTTGCAGCAGTAGCAACTTGTTTTGCTGTGTCAACTGCTCGTTGGTCTGCGGCAGTGGTGTTGGCGAGGGCTGCGTCGCGCTTGGAGTTTCGGGCATCACCAGCTTTGAAGATGAGGCCGAGGACACCGGGGAGGAAAGCGATGCACACGAGGATACCAAAACCAATAACAGCAGCCCAACGAATCCAGACAGGCAGCGCTTTGATTTTAACCCAGAGGGCAGAAAAAAACTTTTGCACATTGCAACTCCTTATTGAGGTACTTGATTCTTAATGAATCCGGCAGGGTCGATGTTTACCAGGGCAGGGGGCACAGCAGGGGGCTGGCTCGGGTCAGATTCGTGAACTGTTGCCACCATTGTCTCGGGAGTGGGGATGTACTCCTGGATAGGAGAGGAAACTACGGTAGGAGGTTCTACTGGTGGCTCACTGACAGGTACGAGTGCCCAATTGGGTGGACTGTCGGCAGTGCGGACAACTGTATTTGCGACGGGGGCCGTTTCACCGGGTGTAGTTTTGTCCGCTGTAGCGGTTGCAGTGGCGACGGGACCGCCTGGTGTAGTTTTGTCCACAGTTACGGTAGCGGAGGCGTTGTCTGCTTGTGCACCTTGGACTATGTTGGCCGCAGCAGCCAGGGCATCGCTGACGGCATCAGACATATCAGTACCGGCCAGTTTCGTTACCATAGAGAGCACGGTTTTGACAATGATCTGGTAGCCGAGCTCAACCAAGGCCAGTACGATGAACGCCGTGGTCGCAATCTGTGACCATTCGCCCCCACCGGCAAAGGCGATCAGGATCGCGGACCCCAGCACCAAAAACGAGTAGCCGACGGCGGCCCAGGTCTTGGTCTTGATGGAGCTGTACAGGTTTTTCAGCCAAGTAATAAACCCGATCACGGCGAACGCAGCCAGTACCAGGTACACAATGTCGATAGAAACTTTCATAAGTAACTCCTTATAGGGTACGAGTATAGACTTGATTGGGTGGTAAGTCAAATTGCGTTTGTCAGTTTGATAGCGAACTGGAAGAAGGATTGGCCGGTAATGGCGGCGAGGGTGTCAAACGTTACCTGCACCCCTGGGCCTTCCTGCCGCACTTCGTTTTGTACCTGCACCATGATGACGGCAGTGGGTACTTCCCCCAAGACTGCCTCGGCCCACTGGACACCACTTCCTGCTTCTATCGGGTCGCCCCCACGCTGTTTCACTGCGGCGAACATAGCCCGGTCCAGCAGTTCGGTGCGTGGGTCATTGAGCATTTCCACGTCCATGATAAGGTGCGCGTCGGTGGGGCTGAGGATCGGGTATAGGTCGAAAACATCGCTGACCAGTACTTCCACCGGCCCCGAAGGTTGCATACGCTTTTCTTTTCTGCTTACTTTCAGGTCCATGGTTTTCCTCTTATATATCGGCGCATGAATCAGGCAGGCACCCATGAGTCTTGGCGTACAGCCGAACGTCCCGAGCTTTCTTCTTAGTTTCTTCTTTCACTTCGCGCCGGTTCTTTGCCAGGTTTCTGAAACGCTCCATGAGCAGAAGAAAATCGCGCTCGCCTCGGGCCGAGAACTCTTCCATACCGAGCTGAAACACGTCAAACGAGTACGCCGGATGGTTCCAATCTTCCGACAGTGATGCATACACCAGCCGCTTCACCCGGTGGTAGTTCGCCACCATTACATTTTTATACTCGGTATCATCCATTGCCAAAAGATGGTTACGGTCGAATATATCCAAGAGTTGCTTGGTGAGCATCAATTTTACATCCCCGCGCACGATGGTATTAAAGTGGGTATCTCGTTGCATGATAGTTTTACTACCGATTGCAACGTTATAGTACTCATGATTAAGCCCTTTAATCTGCGCGATAAAGTCATCAACATGCCGTCGAGTGGCTTCCCTGGCGTTTTGTTTTACCTCATCGAGTAATTCAACTTCACGGTCCTTTAACCTAACAACATAGTCAGCATAATCGAACGCCATATCGTTAAATGCACACATGGTGCGCGGATTCCCGTCCGCATCTAATTCCACTTCGACACCGCCAGGGATTTTTACTTTTCTGATATTAAATGGTAGTTTCATGCCTGCTATTCTCCATAGGAAAACAGTAGCGCTGAATACAGCAAATAACAGGATAAACCACATACCAAATGCAGCAAGAGGATGCGTATCAAGATACTGCACCATCGACATATCAGGTACAGGACTTGGCATAGGTGCTGGTGTTATTGCAGCAACTACCCCCAGCACCATAACGAAAAACAGAATAAAAAATACTGCTCGCACGTTCAATGGCTTATCCCTGATAAATATTGCGCCAGGCTTTGAATCGTCAAGAGATTTGACGAGGTCGAGGGGCTTCCAGCGTCTTCGGACCCGATGACTCCGGTTTCTGTAGCACCAGCGGATGATGCGAATATTTTCTGTAGGACTCTGCTTAAAATTGCCATTTATTTATTTCCTTTTTCATTTAGTCGCCCATGTAGTAGCCGACAACAGAAACCATTAATGAATCATTAGTATAGATACTATTAGATAATTGCACTGTGTATATATATAACTGTCCGGAAGGACTTAATGGAATATCAATTTCAGCACTGCTACCATTACTATTGCCAGCCAATCCATATCCTTGATTAAAAATCTCGGGGTGAGAAGTTCCCATAAAAATAATATTTGAATTATTATCTGAAAATCCAATTTCCATATTTCCAAGTTCTGTGTAATTAGCTTGCCAAGTAATTAGTACTTTTGCTCGTATTGCTTTTGCTCCAACTGGAACTCCATTTAATCCCGATACTTGAATAGCTGATGACCAAGTATCTCGGGGTGGTGGAGCTGAATTATAAACAAGCCTATCTAGTGCATTCCTAAGCGGCAAATGCCTCAGCTTACCAAGGTAATACTGACTACCCGGAGCATCAGCACTGCCCGGTTCTGGCATGTATTGGCCGCCGGTTACAGCCCAGTACGTAGAGACTGATGCAACGAGTTCGATATTTTGGAAATAATACGGATAGCCGCTTTGGTCAACATTTTGCAAATAAATAGCCGTGTCAGGTGCCAGCCCACCAATTCGTTCTCCACTAAATGGAATGATTTTTACCAATCCACTACTATGGTTATCAGTATTGATAATTTTTACCTTGTATCCAACACATAGCAATGATGAAGGTAAAATTATTGTAAAAGGATTGGCTGTTGAATTAACTAATAATTCGGGAGTACTGTTACCCACAAGATTATACGATGATCCAGTAGCGCCTGCTTGGATTGATCCTGATATTTTGGCAATTGCATTCGTCATGTCATAACTAACAGTTGCATCGCCCGATATACGTGCCGATGTTTCGGTTGATTCGCATCCTATCGCTCTGGTTGTCTCAGCGTCAATATATGCCTTGACAGTTGCATCGCCTGAGTCAACATACCCCTTATTAGGCAGTACTTCCCATGATGACCATGTGAAGTCATGTTCTCTCCTAACATATAGTTTTACGGTATCTCCTTGCCCGTTAAAAGCCTGACTTGCAATTTGAGTAACCCTGTCTGGTGTACCGAACGTAAAAATATTCCACCACATTAGAGTAGTCGGAGCCAACCCAATATTCGGGCAGTTTCCAGCAACACATGCCTCATGTGTCCCATTTATACTAATAATTGTACCAACTGATGCTGCGTTTGCATCAGATGAAGAAGGTGAACTGGCATTTAACCCAGCTCCTGTGAAAAATGCCTTGACAGTTGCATCGCCTGAGTCAACATACCCCTTATTTGCAATATCAGGTGGGCTCGTTGGTGTGGTAATCTGACTCCTACCGGCTGAGTCCCGTTGCACAATCGTGTACCCTGTTGCCAGTATTGACCCGTTACGAGCAGCCAGAGTACTGAGCATTGAAGTCATGTAGGCTGATATGGTATTCCATACAGCCCACCCTGCGGCAGCATCAGTTATGTAGAGCATCCCGACGTACTTGCTGACCATATTAAACAACGCTGAATTGAATGATGGTTGTGCGTACATCAGCGCCCCACGGCTATGGTAGTCATAGGACATATACCCGTTTTCCATGTCACCTTTCAGGTCTGCCTCGGTAGGCACCACATTGCTTTCGTGCACCACGATTACATCGACCGCACAAGCATCCATGTACAGGTAATGGTACGGTGATACTGCACCCGCGTTTCCAATCATCACCGGGAATGCACACACTGCGGCGGCTTCTTTGAGCGCCTTCACATATGCTACGCTACCGGCGTCACTGGGCATTTCATCAAGGAATATACCGTCAATGCCAGGGTAGCGTGTCTGCCATGCGGCGATAACGGCTCGCACGGTAGACAGTGCGATAGTAGCATACGAGCAGTAGACATAGCCGTATACTTTGATACCAGCACCTTGCAGTCGTTTTATGGCTACCGTGTAGTTACCGTCAATGCCGCCGCTACCAGGGCCACTATCCGGGTTAAGTATTACGTGCATGGGCACTTCATGATACTGCTTGGCCAAGTCGATCAGTGCATTATAGGTAGCGTTTGTGTATATATCTGCGGGATAAATATACATCGGAATGAGTAGCCCTACCGCCCGTAGTGGCATAATAGCTGGATTCGTTACTTCCCAGTCTGATTGCCCGACAGCAAGTGGTGAAATACCGGTGATGCTCAAAGGAGACGTGCCTGTTCTCTTGTACTCTTCCTTGACAATCCTGCCGTGAATGGTGCGGGTCACGTAGCACACATCCCCATTAAGGTATGCCTGTAAAGCGTCGTACTCGGCATTGTTGTGCGCAAATGCCTTCTTGGTAATACCAATGAATGCCAAGAATTGCTGGGTGAGTTTTGCCAGATTGTAGCTAAATCGGCCAAAGAAATGGTTGATAGCCATGCGCGGGATTGACGCAGACTGCGCCCGATTTCCCTGGTCGAGCACATTTGAAGTATAGCTTGTCTGGTCTGGCGGCGGAATATTATTCTCGTTCGACAGGCTAAAGCTGCTCGGACTTACCGCGTCATCTTCGTCATACGCGGTTTGTGTGTACGAAAACCGCGCGGGTTTGTTCGCATCGAGTGCGGTTACTTTATCCAGCACGGGCTGGATGTCATTAGATAAAGACGGTGTGTACCCTGGCATCGTACGCTCCTTTTTATATTATTTCGGACAGCTCAAATATTTTGAACTTCGACTTGACAACTTGCTTCCAAGCGTTTATCACGGCAAGTTTGTTATCAATAATTATACTTAAATCTATCGCGTAAGCCATTACATAATGTGTGTTGTCAACACTCCTGGTAATGTTAATGTCCGATATGAGTGCACCGCACAGCAATTCAGTAACGTAAAACAAGCTCTTGATCGTGGGTCCGTTATACCGTATACGCTGCATTGCCTCGATGAGTGCCTTTACCAACTCAATCGGCATACCGGCGACTACTAACGCATCACTACTCATGGTCGAATAGTTTTCACCATAGAATATATCATAGGCAACACCACTTGGGGGTGTTGATAGTACATTTGCCCAAATCACTGCACCATACAAATCGTACAGTGGTGTACCCGCTGCGACATACCCAACGACAGCGGTTCCTGCTGGCACCAATGTTGATTTTAGTGCAGGCGTCGCCAGGGTGCTTATGTCAGCAGGGTACGTATCATTATCTACCTGCTTGAACTCGAACGTTTCTGTCACGGTGTTGTATAGCCCGCGCTCGCTACGATCCTGGCCACCGACCACATGGCTTTCGGTAAGAAGCACCGCACCCGCCCAAGCACCGCCAGTCATAACCAGGGGGAAAACACCGGCAACCACGCCAATACCGATAATGTCGGCATCGCGCATCGGCATTTCTATGCTGTTTGATACCTCGACTACCACTTTGAACTGGACGTTTGCCCAGTACACTATTTCTTCCACAATGCCCGCGATGGCGAAATTAAGGAACGTCGCAAGGCGAAGCAGAAAAAAACCGTTTATCTCGCCACGGTGGAAGCGGAAGGGTAGTTTCATGGCTACGCCCGTATGTCGGTGCCGGTGAAGGTCACGGTAGTCAGGTTGGCCATGCGCGTTTTCGGCACATCCAGGAATGGTATCGGCCCACTCCCTCCGTCAATGTCCACGTTCACAACCCGCACACTGGTTCCCCCCGCCGGAGACAGCAGTGTATAGACATCTTCTTCTGTTATAATATCCATGTGCTGTGACATATTCCGGTACACATTCAGGGCTTTCGTCAGATTCGCTTCGGCGGTAATCTGGGAAATGCGTGAGCTGTCAAACCGGTAGGATATTTCCAGTATGAAATCTGCGGTCAGGTGGTTCGTGTAGTACACCGGGTAAAGGCCACCCAAATAATGGCTATCATGGTAGTGTACAACTTTTCCTGCATCGACCATCTTTGTGGCGTTAATAGTACTGGCCACTACCAGATCGGCCAGTGTGCCGTCGGGTGCTCCGGTAAGTATGATGAGTATTTGGAACGGGCCAACGGTGATGCCGTCATACGATACGCCAGCATTATTTGGGTTGAACACCACATTGCATTCAAGTATCCCAGGCAGGTTACGGATCGCCAGTTCAAGTTCGGCTACAGCATCCTGGCGGTTGGTGTCGCCCAGGATTCGGGTGCGGAAATCAAAATTGGACTCATCGGAATACCCCAGTGAGCTGGAATTGTCAGCACAGGAGAATGACAGGAGCGAATCAATCGCTGCGCCGTCTACGCGCACTGGTGTGATACTGGCAACACTCGATACCAGAAACGAGCCTTTGTTTGCACTCATCGCAGCGATTACGGAGGCGGCAAGGGTGGTCAGTACCAAGTCAACCGCAAGGGTGAACAGGAATACATCACCGTTGGTGGATGTGTATTTATACTGCCCGGCAGGGAGGGTCTTTGAACCCACGGCGTTATTCGTTACCGTTATGCGTAACAACGAGCCGCTACCGACTTTGAAGTCGGTTCCGACCATCTTTGCCGTGGATAACAAGTCCTCGTCAGCACACGATGTGGGGTCGAATCGGTTATGTAGTGCCATTATGGAATCTTGGATTATCGTGTACCCCGCAGCGATTGACCGGAATACCAGCCACAACTTATTGTTATTATTGCGGAAAATACGAAACGGCGCGGTAAGGCCGTCCCAGGTATCCGCCATCAGGGTGAGTATTTCATCAATGGATTTAACGGTTAATGCCATAAGTTGATATTATATCACAAACTGCAATACCGCAAGTGCTACCTACGATATGGTGCCAATACCCGGTGCTGTTGTGGCCCCAGTCTGAGCCGAAGGAGAACCAGTTGTCGCAACCGGCACACCCAGTGGCGTGGTAACGGTTGCGGTCTTAATGTAGGTATCAATGGCAGCGGCCAGTTGTTCCGCGTACTGATCCGGGGATAGCCCACTACCGGCAGACATTGCCGTGTGGATTGCCTTAATGGCTGTTTCTAAGGTACTTACTACTAATGCCATGATTCACGCCTTTAATAAAAGATCGAACTTTGCTTTCAATGCCTGAAACTTCGCAATATCAGCCGGGAGTACAGTGTGCAGTGGGGGCGGGCCAAATGTTGACATACCAACAATAGTGTCGAGCAAATCATCCATCAAAGTTTTAAGGCTATTACTTGCTGTCTTGAGGGTTGACGTGCCGTCTGAGTTAAGTATTATCGACCCATTATCATTCTGGGCAGTAATGGTGCCGTCTTTATTCATCGTCACGACTGCCTTGTCGAACGTCACCGAGCAGTTTGATTTACTGTTGATCGTAATATCAGCCTTCGTGCCGAGCGTTATAGTAATATTTGCGTCAACGTCCTTGTCCCCGCTGGTAGGATCGCCCGCAGTATTATACCCTTTACCGATCTTTGCCGTGATTGGTGCCTGGATGTTTTTTATAATCGGTGCGTTGGGCGAGTACGTTTCAGTAACGGTTGCATCTACTGCTTCAAGGGTTTTGTCATGTTTTACTGAGAATCCGTGCAGGCGCGTTACGGGGGCACGATAGTCAAGTTCGACAGGACTGTGGGTGCCAAATATTAAACTGATTACCTTACCCGCCAGGGTACTGCCCTCCGGCATGGCGTCAAATATCACGCTTATTTCACGCGCAAACGATGCCTGTATTTTCGCCCGGCTGCGGACCGACATATTTGGCACATCCGCCTGCATGTAATGCTTAACAACAGTCTCAGCAAAACCCCGTGCAGGGCCGAGTAGAATTGCTATACCAGAGAACTGGTTGTACCCGATAGCGTTGGGGTCGTTAATACTCCAATCATTTTTATTCGCGTCATGCCGTGGTTTCGGTGCGTCGAACATATTGCGGTTGTACCTATCGAGAAATAGTAACAATACCAGATCACCCTCTGATGGTGCCGCACCCCCCTCGAATAATGTAGAGTTTGTAGTGAGTACTGGTACGCGTAATATTTTTTTCGCAAGGCCATCCCGCACAACACGTTCTACTTCTACAATACCATCGCTGAGTATTTTTGTTACAACGCCGTAAGACACAATGTCCATTTGTTTGAACCATTGTGTTATATTGCGCATAGTATTGTGTTTTATAAAATCAAACGCGCCATATTTATCCATATTATAGTGCCTCTTTATTGTCATAAGTGGGAAGAAATGGATATTGAATATGCACAACGTCACCAACACCAGGATTGACCGGGTTACGTTCTCTACCATATAATAACGGTACTTCGTATCCTAATGTATCAGTCTCCGGTGATGGTGTACCACTCGATAATCGGTCGCTGGAAAATACGTCTGATGATTCGTTATTCCACGCTTTTAATTGGTCAAGTGCTTGCGTCACAGTCGGCGGGGCACCGTGGGCATCTTTCCATCTATCGTAGTATCGCACCGCAGATTTCAATAGTAGATCAACAATAGAAGCCCAATTTCTGTCTACGGTATAAGCATCTCCTTTGTACACATACACAACGGTAAGGTCAACTTTTTTCCATATCTTATTACGCACCGCAGGTGCCGCATACGCAGGCAGCTGAGCTGGAAGTATACTACCATCCGGCAGGGTATTTGGTGTGTACTCACCTTCAATATCAATGCAACTTAATGTCATCATATTTTCTTTCCCAACGGTGGCAAACACTATCTCGACCATAAATACCAGATAACAGTTATTCTTAGGCTGAGGCTGGTAATAGTCACCAACAAGATCATTCAGCACATACTTGGACTGGAAAGCAACAGTGTCCATCGGACCGATAGCAGAAAAAAATGGTGCCCGGATTGTTCTGGTGCCAGACCATGTGATGTCATATACCGCAGGGAGTTTATAGATACGCTTATTCTGTTTCATGTTCACAAACGGATCGCGGAATAGATCATTATCCGATTCCCTAACATGGTATAGATAGTAATTTCCATTCGCCAGTAATATTTGGCATATGAATGGGTACTGGTCGGTTATTGCTTTTAACTGTGCGGTAACAATGTCTAACTGCTCCATGAATATTGGATGCGTTATAGGTTTTACGTTGGCCAGCTCAGCATCCGTCATTCCCCACAAAGGAAGCTCGTCAATAGTATACTCCCACAATACTTTCGACATATATATAATAACACCGTATTTGTTCGCATCTTCAACACTCATTTTTCCTTGTTGGAGCGTTAGTGTGTTAGGCTTGTCTGGTTCTTCGTATATTGTTACCGTCTGCTGCATAGAAGGTTTGGCACCGGCGATTACCGCATAATCAGGCGGAACAATGTATTCATTCGCAACGACGGTATGTGTAATACCTGACCGTATAAAGCGCCGTGTGATTGTCTCAAAGAATGTAGCCGGAAGGTTATTCCGTGGCTCTTTCCCATCCCACAGTGAACTTTTGTCCGTGCTTTTATACTCGATAGTGCTTGCGCCGTCTGCCACCCACCGCAGCCCGTGTGCCAATGAGCCTACCACACACTGCACTCGCGTCACCATATCAGGAGGCATACTTATGCGTTGTATTGTGAGCACTCTGGCGGTAATCCATGCTGATGTTACTCTATCGTCTGTGCTTGTGGTAATTTGACTGTCTTCCAATGCGTAGAAACTCGATATTGGTTTCTTGCTCCATACTGGGTCTGACTCCCAGTTTGGCATCTGGCTCATATACCCGACTTGTACTTGCACGGTTTCTATGACCCCGTTAGCCCGCTCTACGCCTGCTAAATCTTTTATAAAAAGATTAGTTATATCAATATCAAGTTCTGTGATTGTTTTACTTGATACCAGACTATACGATATGCGTATTGCGGGTTTTTGTTTGCATACCTGATAGCTAAACCCCGTACCATTCTTATCGTACACGACTTCATAATCAGAGCGTAGGGTGAATGTCTTTTGCACGCCACCTTCTACTAAAGGTTTATGAATAAACCGGATATTTATAATCCTGTTGTCGAGGTCGTTTGCAGTCATTTCTACGGTTTGTTGACCGGTTTTTACACCTGATCTTATAACCGATGGTTGGTTTGCCATGCACTAAACCTCTTTCAAATCCACGGTGCACTGCTCCATATTGTCGTGGGTGAGTGGGGTGCCTCGTAGTACTTTATTATCACACATGACCATGATTGTATTGTCACCTATACCAATTATCGGCATAAGCATATTTGACGATACAGCATTCCCCGTCGCATCAAACTGTTGGATCAGGCATGTGACACGGTTGATAGTACCGAGATTATTATTCCCCTGGAACGCCTCATCCACAATAGTGAACGTGGCCTGTTGGCGTGTTCCGTACCCCACCACCAGTTTATTATTCACAAAGTTTTTATTAAGCAATACTACATTCATTTCTTTATCCTTTCTTACACAAGGGGAGCACCAGAAGCTTCTCTTACCCCAAGAAACTCAGCCGCAGCACGGGAGAATGTTTCTCCTGAGTATGCAAGTGCCTGCGCTGCCCAGTTTCTGTCTATCGTACTGGGAAGATCGGCGTCGGTCGCAGGAGTCATAGTAAGCACAGGGCGCTCCTTTACCTGCATTGTAGCGCGAAACACGTCATCCTCAGTACCTTCTTTTTTTATTTCTAAGTTTACTATTTGAACATACTTGTAGTCGCGCCCCGTCCACATCTTCATCGTAAGCACTTTTTGTCTTTCCCACATAGCTTCAAGAGAGTTCTTATTGATGTACTTAGCCCCTGGATTGTCACTGAACACTGCCGCCGTCTTTGAAAATCCCTCGAATATTTGGTACGGGGATATGGGGAGCGCAATGTTACCAGTACCCGTAAATATCTCCATCATCGCAGCCGTTACCTGCTCTGCTTCATTCACCGTCCGGGCCATTTGCTTACTGAATGGTTGGAAGGGCAGAATAATATCAAGGTTATAGACCTTTGGTTTTATGCAGGAATTATCTACAATAACTTCCTGGGCGCCAGGGCGGATCGGGTCAGCGAGCTTTTTCATTATCGCGTCAGCATTAGACATTTGAGGTTCGTATAAAATAATGCGTTGCTCCGATACGTCGGTCTGCATGACTTCACTAATATTTTTTACATAGAAAAAGCATAACGGCAATGTCATCATGTCGTGTCGAGCATACCAGTACCTATCATACACACAGGTAATATTCGCAAATGAGTCTACGACATCAGCGCTTATCTGTAGCACGGTGGACACTATGATAGTAGCCGCAGGGGTACCCCCAGGGTTATTCTGCTCCGTTAGCCCAGAGCCGTATATTCCGCTTCCGTTTATTGGCCCGCCTGGCATATATGCTCCTTATTACGCAATTGGTTGCTGTACCAGGCTGCGGTTAAATACAAGGTTCTCTATCGAAGGCCCGTTTGATTGCCCGGTAATAGTAGATGTTACACCATCTTTCGTTGCCACACCATGCACAGTCTGCCCACCAGGTATAGATATTGCAAATGATATTTTACCATCTACAGCACCCACAGGTGCTCCCTGACTCTTTTCTTTTGTTGCGGCGTCCTGTTTTACTGTGCTACCATGAAGCTTGACTGCCTCACGCTGTGCTCTTTCTAACTCAGCATTCGCAGCTTTGGTTCCTGCCGCCTGTGCATCTACGGCTGAAATCGGTGCTTTAGAATACAATATATCGTACAAATCCTGAATGTTTTCTTGGTTATTAGCCCCCACTTTAAGTTTTTCAACTAAAGATTTTATAACAGCAGGGTTTTCTTTTGCAAGTAGTGTACGCCATTCTGGTGCGGAAGACCTGCCAGTGTTCTTGTTGCGCTCGCTAATCTCACTAAGGCTAAGTAGAACACGCATTTCTTCGTTATTTAGCTTTGCATCTTTGTACTTACCGTTGCGAATATCCTCCATTTCAAGAGAGCTTCCACCGGCGGCTTTTATCATCTTTACTGCGCTATCATTATCTGCACGAGCGGCAGCCAAATCCTTAAAAGCCTGGTCTTTATCTTTTTGTGGTAGTTTAGGGTCCTTAGTTCGTTGTTCTAATTTACGCAGCTCTTCTAGTGACGTAATATGCTTTAACGACATGAAGTTTTTATTACTATGTAAATCACTTAATCTACTACCTGTTATCAACTTGTCTGCCTGTACAACAAAGTCAGTATTCTTTTTCGCTTGCTCCTGCAATTTTAGCATCCCCATAACATCATTGCTCATACCAGGGGTGTGCATAAAAGGAGTGTCGGTAATTAGTATCTCAGTTGTGCCACCCCTATCTATTTTTTCATCTACTTCTTTTAGCCTATCTTTACGCCGATAGAATCTATTTATTGAGTCATTTTCCATCTGCATAGCAACATCAATTTCTTCTGCGCCGTATGAAAAATCATTATTCACTTTATTATTATTAACATAATTCAGCATTTGAAAATGCTTTATAAGTGCCGCATTTTTATCTACCCATGTATCTGCGTTTTCCCGACCTCCGAGTAATTTGCCGAGTTCGGCGTCGGCGGCTCTATCACCAGCGTCTGCTTTTATAGAAAGATTAGATAATTTTACAGCCTCCGCATACTTCATGCCTTTGGGAATTAGTGTATTTATGGCCGCAGTGTGCTCCCCTACCAGTCTTTCATTCATGGCGCGTGCTTTGGCATCTTCTCTGGCTGCTGCACTGGGGTCAAGCGTTCTTAAAAGTGGCCGCAACATGCCGCGCACAACACCTAAAATCTGCCCTAAATAATCGAGCATTTTAGTGAATACTTCACTTTTTAAGCCTTCCCATATTTGGCCTACTTCCGTCAAATCTTTTGTTCTATTCTCTGCTGCTCCCCGAGCATTAGTACTTGGGACTACCACATCCGCAGTTCCTACCGCATTTGCACCTCCCATCGTATAATAGTATTCATGTGCTTCTTCCGGTGTAAATGTCCTGCCTTTGTACGCTGTTTTATTTTTGATCATATCGTTCATCATTAAATTATACATTTCCGCGCCCTGTGCGCTGCCAATAAAGGTTTCAACATTTGGCATGTTCACCATATGCGCAGCCCCAACAGACATGCCTTCTTTGACACCACCCCGCCCAGATAATGTAGCGTTCAATGATACGGCAAGCATAGCATCCATTAACTGCTGTGGATTTGTGTATTCACCGTTAATCAAACCGAGCATTATAGGGGAGTCTTCTCGTGCAAACGGAGCTGATGCCTTAATAGCTTCCTTAAATCCAGAACTGTTCACATTACCATATTTGCCAACAATACCACCAAATATAGCAGGAAATGGGCTACCTTCTTTTAGGTCAAACTGCATGTTCGCCGCTATACCTGCAAGCTTGTTCATTTCAGTAGACGACATATTAAACCGTGTACCATCAAGCATCATTTTCGTCGTAGCCTTGGCAGTTTCCAAAACACCGCCGAGTATCTTCGTCAATACGCCGATAGATGTACCGACTACGGCAGCAACAGTCGATACAATACCGAGCATTGCACCCTTTGCGCTTTGTGCTTTCTGTGCCGACTGTTTCTTAGCCTCCTGGCTTTTCTTTTCTGCTTCTTCTTTTGCAAGATCGCTGTGTGGGTTTAGTCTTATGAAATCGGCCTTAGCCTTTTTCTCGGCAACTCCCATATTTTCTCGCTGTGAAATACCGGCGTATGCCTTGTTGTAGGGAGTCGCAGCCGCCTGTTTCTTAGCCTCCTGGCTTTTCTTTTCTGCTTCTTCTTTTGCAAGATCGCTGTGTGGGTTTAGTCTTATGAAATCGGCCTTAGCCTTTTTCTCGGCAACTCCCATATTTTCTCGCTGTGAAATACCGGCGTATGCCTTGTCGTAGGGAGTCGCATACGACGCTTGCGATATGGTAGAGCCTGCTAAACCGGCTGTGTATGCTATTTCACCTTCATCGACTATCGTGCGTAACCGTTTGGCTTCCCTTGATTTTATGAGCGAGGTAGTAACACCGGTACTCTTATCAATTGATACCGCACCGCCACTCTTTACGACTTCTTTATTGTATGCAGCACCCGCTCGTGCGTTCGCAATTTGCTCCTGGTCTTCTAAGTACTGTGCCCGTCTCTGCTCACTAATTTTAATTGTTGGGTTTTTTTCGCCGTTCTTATTTACTACTTCTGCGATGTTTGCAGTAACTGCTGCCTGAATACCTGATGGGCCGGGGTACGCAAACGTCGTGCTACGAGTTCCCTTTTTAAGATCGGTGACTGTCTGTTGTAAAACAACACCAGCATCAGAAAGAGACTTCAAGATATTTTTAATTTCTCTTTCAATGCCCGTTGCGTTTACCTGCCCGCTGGGCAAATTAAGGTCTGACGTGACAGTGAACTCATTGAGCATACGTCTTTTCGTTTCTCTATCCATCATTCAGTCCTTGTCGATGTTGATTCTATGAGTACACTTTTTACAACGCTTTTTGTCTTCATAAACCGCATAAACTCAAACAGTTCTAAGAATGATCGCGGCCTTCCTGCCCCTGGGCACTCAGTCATGAACTCATAGCAGAAAAAAAGTAGGCTATCCCCGAAATGAGTTTTGACAATAGACGCGATGTCTACCCCCGATGCACCTTCTTCTTCGTCTCCTGGTTCGACGCTTGGGACGGAGCGCTTTGAGCTTTTCCAGGCGTCGCTTACTTCCTCGGACAGTTTACTACAAATATCGTCTATCAGCCATAATGCTATCCACGGATACTCGTTTATGTACTCAGATTCTCCTGCTTTATTGAATCCGTCAAGGCAGCACATCTCCACGGAATCTATTAGTACTGATATATTAACGTTTCCGGCTACTGCTTTAGTGTACTCCCATTTTGTCTGCATGTCGTCCATTGAAGTCAGTACCCTGCACTTCAATAATAAGTCTATGTCAATAGGCATCCCGGTATACTTAAATGTCGTCTTATCTCTGATGCCTGTACGGAGTTGTTGGTACTCCTGCGTGTAATCCAGAATACTGGCGTCAAGCTTGTTCAAGGACAGGCACCTTTATGATATTTAGTGCTGCAAACGCACCATGGTGTACTATAGCTGCGGCGTTCCTCGCGGTGGCTGCTTCCTCTGCTGTGTTAAAGCATCCTACGTGTACAAACTTACCACGCGCTTGCAACTTCGCGGTGTATCTTCCACGCATGAATGTTACCCCGGCATACCCAGTCTTGTTATTTATCACATGCCTGTTCATGTTGTTTTCACCTCTCGTTGCTACTCTAACGTTACTGCGTAGGTAATTAAGCTTGTTGCCATCTATGTGATCAAGCATTTCATTTGGCTTAGCTCCAAGCCTGTTTGCTATTAGTCGATTAAGTTTTACTGATTTGTAGTTTTCTCTGAACTCAACATACCCAAAGTCATTTCGTTCGGTTATTTTATGGCGTTTGACTAAATCATAGTCTTCGACAGAGCATACAAACACGTTGCCGAGCTGTGTTCGTGCCACGGCTACGTCGCCAATAATGATAGGCTTCCTTGGTAAGTCTTCTGGCATTTTAGCCAATACTTCTGTGTATGTCATAAAAGTATACTATACCTGGGAATTGGTCTTGTATACGACTTTCTTTTTCTTTTCATCGTTCTCTTGCGCTTGTTTTTGCTTCGGCGGTGTCGTCGGAAACTTTTTTGATAGCATACCGCTTATGAACTCGGTTAGCCAGGTTACTACGACCGGGTATTCGTCGATGAAGTTGTCACCACGCAGATTCATGTACCGATCGGTAACATGCACCGCAGCCATTTCCACCGGCGTACCGTGGGTGTCCCGCACCGATATTACCAAATCTTTATCTACCAGCATTTGCATGGTGATGTCAAACATCATGTCAAAATCATCAAGTTGCGTCAGCGCCCGGCACTCTTCCAGCAGGTCAAGTTTATTCACCCCGCTGGGGAAACTGAAAATGATACTGTTCTGCTTCACATCCTCACAAACAATTTTGTACTCCTGTTCGTAGTCCAGGATTGATGCATCGAGGATAAAGCTTCTTGGTTTCTCATTGCCGGTGATTGCCTGGGCAAGATCGTCATTTTGCATACCATGTTCTCCTGATAAAAATATGGGCAAGGCAGTGTAACCTACCTTGCCCGAGATTCCGACAGCTTGGCCTTATGCTGGCCAGTTCACGACGGTTCCACCGTTTGTGCCCGTTGCACTGGTGTCGATAACCGTGGCGTTCACATCGCCAGTCTTGTCGTCGTATGCATCAATATCAGCGCCACCTTCAACTGCTGCGTTGCTTCCGAAAGGCGTACCACTATAGAAGTCAGGGCTTTCAGCAGCCTGGATGCTGTACGGTGCGTACACTTTCTTGAGGCCGTACTTGTTACCAACGCCCCAGATGGTTTTTTCGCTGAATGCGCTGTCGCCAGACACACCCTGGACCCAGCCAGCGTACAACATCACGACAGGGTAGGTGACAACGGCATTGCCAGCCTTCTTCATGTGGGGTACGTTCGAGAACGATACACCGTAGAATATCGTGATGATCCGTTTACCCTGAATCGTTTCGATCTGGGTAAACGTGCCACCAATGTCATCCTTGGATGCGATGACTAAATGTGCTGCGGCAATAAAGTCACCGGTTCCGACCAAGCCTGTAGTTCGCACTACGGGGATCGTCATCTTACCAGCCATCAGGTGGTTGGTGATGGTCAGCACCGAACCATCGACCAAAACTTCTTGTAACGAACTGTCGTGCGAGGGCATCGCGTCAAGGAACGTGTCATTGAGCTTTACCGCTCGGGACACGTCAATTTCGTCGATGACCGCGACACCGCTGATCTGCCCGGCCAGGAACGGATGCCGGAACTTCAAAATTGTGCCCCCGGCAGTCTGGAAACTACTTCTTGGGTGTACCGCAGCGCGGTTATTTGCAAAAGCCATTTTGTTGCTTCTCCTTAACTTGCGGTAATACCGCCCGTAACGGTGATCGAATCAAGATCATCAACGTACTTGGCGGACCAGGCGCTGGCGGCTTCCAACTTCGTCATGCCGGTTTTGGCAACAGCGAACGGAGGAAATTGAAGACTGATCTGGGTCAGTCGGTTGGTGGCCACAAACAACATGAGGTTGGTTTTCACGATGTTCTGGATTTTGGTGTACGCGCTTGCATCCGTCAACACCGGGTCCGTCAAGGTGCCCTTGTCGGTGATGAGCTTGGCGCAATCCTGGGCACTTTGGTAATCCACGTATTTAGAAATCATCATGGCGGTAACAGGCAACCCGGTGATCCCTCTGGCTGAGGACAGCGCACAATCCTGTGGTGTGTTGTCGGCGATGGTCATCAAGTACCCGACGTTCATAGCATCGAGCTGGTCGAACACGGCAGCGTAATTTTCATTCACTTCCGAGTTCAGCCACGAAGTGTAGCCCAGGGGCTTGATCTTCGATCCAGACAAGCGCAGCAGCGACAGTTTGTTGCCAATGTACTGCCCCGACGCATTTCTGGCAGCAAACCAGGAACCGAGTACTTCGGTAATCACATTCACTGCTTCGGAATGAACCGATACCCAAGTGTTTGTCGCACCGATCAGCCACAAGGCACCCCAGTAATATTGGGTGCGCGGCTTGGGAACCGGTATGGTTGCAGGCATATTCAAGGCGGTCATACCCAATTTCTGTGCTGCGGAGTTCTTGCTGGTGATGCAGCAGGGGTTGGTATCCGTGCTGCTAACCACCGGATAGCCGGTCTGAGACAGCGCTACCTTGACCAGCGACCAGAAGAACGACAACTTCACATTCAAGGTGCACTGGTAAGCCAGGGCAAGTGAAAGATCGAAGTACTTGGACGGGACCGCTGCCGGGGTCGGATTTGCAGCCGTTCCCTGGGTGATGGCAGTCGTGGCGAACGTCAGCAGTTCCGCACCACCTGCAAGGGTGGGGCTGAAATCGCCGATAGTCATAGCTCCGGTCGCCAGGTCAGCGTCAACGCCTACAGTACCGGCTACCAGCTCGATCCCGGTCATAGTGCCCGAAGGAGCGAGCACAATGTCGGCCAGCACTTCCAAGGCATACGACTTGATGGTGTCGTTGTAGGCATACGTCCCGGCAGGCAGTGTGTGACTGTCCAAGGTGCTGTTAGTGATGCTGATGATCCGCCGCGCCCGAGTGCCGGGGTAGGGAATTACCACATCCAGGCCATCATAATGCTCATCGAACAGCATTTTGATGTAGCTGATGGAGTACAGCTTGGTGAACGCGCTGGACAGTGGGGCATAGTCGATGCTTGTGGCACCAATGGCCCAGCTACCAGTCTGTGAATCATCAAACACGATAAGGTACACCAGCATGTCAACGTTGGTGTCCTGGTTGAATGCGTCGATCCACTGGTTGAGCATCGAACCCTGCATAATCTTGGCGTAGTTGGTTACGTCCACCGTCAGCACCACTGGCTTCGTAGCAGTGACTTCCGTGGCCAAATCCTCCCACCCCACGATATTGCCCAGCGCATACGACGCTGGCACATAGAGCGAAATGGTATTAAACAGCTCGTTCTTCTCGTTGATGACGACTTGAACAGAGGACGAAAACCTCATTTTACGCTGTGCAATACTGCCATCGTAATTTACGTTAATGATACTACCCTCCAATTCTCCCGATAAGTTTTAAGATGCACCCACGCCACCTGTTATGATTTCACCGGGAGCCAGCGAAATGTACTCAAGCGGTTTCCATGATAACTCGACACTTTCTTTATACTGCACTTTTATGGTCAGGTCAAATGCTACCGACGAATTGCCAACGCCATAATAATCTATGTTTACAGGAATTATGTCGCTGATACCCTCCAAAATGCGCCCACCGCATAGCTGCCAGAATATCTCGGCTACACGCTCACGCTGGTTAATATGATGAAAGGCTTTTGCCCAAACCTCAGCTTCCACACCGACAAACCGAATGTCGATGACTGCCATCTTGTAGGCAGCATTTTCCCCCCCGTCAGGAGTACTCTGTGAAAAATCCTGGGCGATACGCGCGTCCCGAGCGATCCAATACTCAATGAACGTATCGTGAGCCTCGTCACCTTGCAGCGGATTCGTAAAGTTGTGCTGCATCGGCACGACATACTGCATAGCCTGCGCTATAGCTTCTGGCGGCATATCTTCCTGGTAAAAGTACATGTTAAAGAGGCATAGCCGGATAGTTTCAAACGTAACACCGTTGTATATAATTTCACGCGGCCCTGTCATTTTTCACCTTCTATTACCGCAGTTGCTTTATCAAGTAGTATTACTGATACCACTATACTCCCAATTAGGTTTCCTGTCGCGTAAAATATTGCATCAGACGCAATACCAAGTCTTTTACGCGCGGCTAAGGTTCTTAGGCTAAGCTGGCTTTTGGCCAGTGGTATCTTACCCGAGGCAAGGCTGGCCACAATATCTTTTTTAGTTTCTCTGGCCAGCATATTGAACGTGTCTTTGGTTAGTGGTTGTGCCCATTCAGTGTAGTTTCGCAAGTATGCCTTATGTGCAGTACGCCGCGTCTGGGCTTCGTCAGCGATCCGTTGTTTCAAGTCACGAATGGCGGCGTCGTATTTCGATTTCATGTGGTACTCGAAAACAGAAGAAAAATAATCCTCGATAAACCTGCGGCCACCGTTGAAGGCGTTGCATAGGGCTTCATAGAGGATACGGTACGTCATACCATCGCGCCCATATTTTCCCAGGCCGACGGCATTAGGGCGGACCGACGAGGGAAAGTAATAGCTGATCTGGTAGGATAGCCCCGTCAAATCCTGGAGCCAGTCTGCGCCTGCTTCATATCGGCTCGGCATAGCCACATCAGGAACTTGTCTACCCCCGTCCACATCTTCTTCGTCGTTCGCCCGATCTTCAAACGCCGCGTCAAAGGCCAGCAGGGAGTCTTCGTCCGAGGCAGTCACTCTGGCGACACCGATCTTGATAGGCTTGGCCCTTGTTGATGTAACAAGGGTGCGGTTAAGCAGCATGATTGGTAGATTTTCCGGGGTCCAGTCCTCGGTCATTTATATTCGTCCAGCCCCAGGTTCACATTTCGGTGCGGTGTCTGCCTATCGGTATTCCCGGTAACAAGTTGTAACCCATGCCGAACAAACCCACCTTCACGCACGAACCCATTATCCATGATGAACTGGTATAATTCCCCGTCATCCTCGACAAACAGCCCCTGGATGATGTTGGCAGCAGGCATTTTTTCTTCGCAGTAAAATACCGCCTTCTGGTTTTCGGTGCGCAGGTCTGTTACTACAGATTCTTGTCCCCCACTTTTACGCGATAAGTAGCCTTCGACTTCTCTGAATAGCCTTCTGGCACCGTAGCCTGCACCGGTCTTTGGTGCCATGGAGAATATTGTATAATCAATCATCAACTCCGGGAAGTACGCGAGTTGATCCCCGTAGACACCAGCCATGTGCTATACCTTTTTGGGCATGGGGCGCGCGACACCGGACACAAACCGCATTTCATATTCATACAGTCTTGCCATGCCCGTTGTGGCCATTTCTTTAATGGTGGATTCCAGCGACTGCGGTATTTCATAGCAGATTGACGGTCGATATTGCCCGCCACCAATCGTGCATGAATGCTTCACACTGAAAAATCCTTTGTTTGGTTCTACACCGGCCATAGTTATTTCCTTTTATACCATCGTCTTGCCACGTATCATAACGCGCTTACCTGCTGCTCGGAGCATCAGGTATGCTTTGTGCCCGAACGGATTACTTTTAAGAGACGACAACAAGTCCTGGTAGGCACCACTTTCTGTACTCATGCTGTCCGCAAAGGTGATGTCAATGTCCCCAATCTTCTTTCGCTTTACCGGCACCCCGCCCATCGTTGGAAGCCCTGAAAGCATCTTCGGATTGGTGTCCGCGATGTACCACGCTACCAGCAGCCGATAGCACAGCACCGTTTTGTCATACCACACATCTTTCGTATGGATGTCCCAGATCGTGCCAACGCCATAGAACATTGCATACACCGAGGCAATTGCTTCCTCGATGATGCCTACGTTCTCTGGTTTAGCAAGTTTTGGGAACTGCTGTAGGTGGTAGCGCATGAAATCCTGCGCGGTGAGTTGCGCAGGAAGCCCGTTAACGAAGATTGGATCGCTCATTAGAACTTGGGAGTAACCCCGGCTCCATCTTGGCTATCGGCCACTTTACCCGCACCCGGTATTGCGGCTTTGGCTGCATTGAGCTGATCTTGCAGCGCAGTAATCTGGGATTTCAGGTTGGTGATTTCGGCCTTGGCGTCAGTCAGGGCTTTGCCACTGTTGGTAGCAACCTGGGCCTGTAAGGTGGCAATCAGCGTATTGGCGGCTTGTAGGTCTTTGCGCACCGAAACCAAGACATCCTGGGGAGTCTTGATGTCATCAGGCAGATCATCATGCACATAGAGCATGTGTTTTGCCGGGTCGGTGAAATGGCTGAATGTTTTACTCTGTGCCATCAAAAGATCATAGTCGGAATCTTCGATGGGGGTATAGCCACTTTCCAGCGCCCGGCCAGTACCGCGATCCATGGTAGCCGGGCGAAAAAAGAATTCGCGTGGAACCGGACGACCACCTTCCAGCGGTGCACCAGCGTCCACAACCTTACATTTGATTAACGCAGTATGCACATTCTGAATGTATTTCATTGAACTATTCTCCTTGGGTCAGAATACCCGCCCCACAACAGGGCGGGTAGTATACTTAGACGGGAGGGGTATACCGGCTGTTGATGCCCATGCCGCTGATGACATGGACCGTTTTGGCGACCGGGCACAGGAGACTACCAATCCGCTTCAAGGCAGTACGTGCAGTACCATCACGGTAGCCAGGAGCGCTGGGTAGCACCATCTTGTCGATAGGCACAGGAGCCATAATCAGGTCGGTAAGGTTTCCACCATCCATGGCCGATTGCAGCGTCGGGAAGGTGATGAACATCAAATCCTCGCCGGTGGGGTTGAAGTCGGTATTCGGCATCAACATGGGGTCGGGCACCAGCTCAAACTGGCGGTACAGGCTGTCACCGCTGATCGAAGCCATAGTTCCCTGAATCTTGTTACCGGATTCAAACGCAGTGCTGATGATCGACAAGGGGCTGTTCTGGTTAAAGTTCTTGCTCAGCATTGAGAACTTCAATGCCTTGTACAAGATCGGTGAACAAGTGATCTTGACATCGACCGGCAGAAAGAAAAGTTCTTCCATCATGTCGGCAATCAGGTGATTGAACATCAGCAGCAGGTCAGAACCTACCGTGTTGTTCACGGTTCCCGTACCACCTCCAGCACCGTCATTGTCCCACATATAGCTGGCCGGGGGCTTCAGGTGATCGTAGAAGGTGTAGGTTCCGTCGCGGTTGGCGATCTGGGTCAAACCTTCAAAGCCGGACTCAGCATGGCCGAAGTAATACAACAGGCAGGTAAGCTGCTCCAACATCAGGTTGGCGTAGGCATCGCGGTCGCCGATGACCGCATTGGTCAGCCAGTTACCTTCCATACCACCGTAGATTCCGTCCATAGGAGTGGGGGATTCGTAGTCGATGACCAGGTTGATTATTTCAGACAGCATGGTACCGGTGCGGTTTTTCACGCCGGTTGTGGTGTTGAACTCGCCAGTGCCCTTGGCGACATTAGACACACGCGCCATGCCTTCAAAGGTTTCGGTGAAAATCTGCACCAGGTCGGCCCAGATATTGGGAATCCCGACCTTGTTGACCAGATTGTCGGAATAACCGCGCAGGAAGGGCTGCTTGAACACCTTCTGAATCCGGGCAATATCCCAGTACGGGGTCATCATACCACCCAGTACAGAGTCCTTGGTACGGCCACTGATGCGCTCAGCCACGAACGTACCAGACTTCTTGTCATAGTAGCCGAAGCTGGCGATGGAATCCGCCACGCGCTGCTGGGCAACGTTCTTTTCGATGCCCTTGCCAATCAGATCATTGATCTGTTCGATTGCCAGGGCTTGCACCGCATCACTGGCACGGGTGACAATGCTCTTTGTTTTCAAATCGGGATGGGCCAGAAGGTTATCACCGATCATGCGCTTGGGCACGTCCAGGTACAACGCATGGGCCACTACCGACGGATTGCCACGAACGCGGTATCCACCACGATCCCCCACTCCGCCATCCTGATTGCGCCCCACAGAAATCCCGTGGAAATGGCCGCTGTCGATCATTTCGGGAAACTGTTTGCACAGATAATTCTCTGCTTTGGTTTTCCAGCCGTCGTAGTGCCGGGCAACTGTCAGTAAACTTCCTTTTTCCATTGCTCTATCCTTTTGCAGTTTGTGAAGTTCCGGGTATTTGCCCGGAACTTATTTCCCGACCTGGTTTATGAATCAATGTCCGGAACACCGATCTGATCGGCCCGGAGGTCGATATACACCGCCTGGTTTTCCGGTTCGAGGATTTCCACCCAACCACCGAAGGTACAATTCGCCAGGGTCGGTGCACCGAGATTGGCCGCGACTACCAAACTGATAATCGGGAATCCCGAGGCATTGGCGAAGAACATGGCCAAACGGTCACCGTCTGCACCGCCCTTCCATGCAGCCACCCAATCAGCGTACACCTTGCGCACCGTTCCGGTGTCCTTGGTGGTGTCACCTTTCAGGTAGGCGAGGTAATTGGCCTCTTGGCCAACAGCAGTCATGCAGACTTTGTAACCCACCAGGCCCTTGCGCACCAAGGTTCCCTTCATGAACCCGGCCTGAATACCGTGCCCAGCCACAGGATGCGCATTCTGCATTCCCTGTTCAAACTTCAAGATACCGACGAACCATGCCTTAGTGGGCTTGTCTGCCCAGACTCCGCCCGGATTGGTGTCGATAAGATTGGTATCACGCCACAGCGCCGTACCATAGGGAACGATCCCGTCGGCGTACAAAGCGCTCCCGCTTCCGATTGCCATGCGGGAGAAGCCTTCCTGCACCGCAGGGATTCGGCCATCGACATTTTTCATCAGGAAGCCGTTGGTGCGCCCCTGGCCACGGAAAACGTTGTGCTGGTTAATTGCCAGCGGGGTACCATTACCGTATGTGCCCATAATAATCTACCTCCAAGTAGTTGTGACGGTACGCCGTCTTATTTGCCGAAAATACCGTCAAGCAAGAACGCTGCATCACCGTTGTCAATGCTGGTGCTGTCGATGGTACGTGTATCCCCGTCGGTCTTTCCACCGGCGCCGGCCCCCAAGGACAGGGACTTGGCAACCGCAGCGTCAACAACGCCTGGTATTCCGTCCAGAGTCCGTTTCATTTCATCCCGGAACTTGGCAAACGCTTCGTCGATGAGCCTGGCAGTGTCCTTGGTTTTGGCACCGTCCTTCTCGTCCTTTTCTTCTTTTTCGCGTTTGGCCTTTTCTTCGGGAGTTTCTTCGCCGTCTTTGGTGTCAGTTTTCTTAGCCTTTTCTTTGTCCTCGGATTCCACGGAATCCATGGTTTCCTTCAAAGCCTTTTCGTCGGCATCGACACACCGGCTGTAGAACTTGTCAATCAGGGCCGACACTTCCTTTTCCTTGGCGATGACTTCGACCGGGTGCTTGAAACTGTCCTGCACTGCACCGATCAAAATCTCACGATCCTTGCTTTCGGAAAGCACAGTGATATGCCCCATGACACCACCCACTAGCTCATCGAGTTTCTTGGCATCGACCGTGTGAACTTGCTTCACGCCAGCCATGACAACCTGAGAAAGCTTAAAATCAGCCTTGTCTTTTGTGCGGCCAATCCCCAAAAACCCCAGTACATTATACCCCATTTTCAAACCTCCGGTTTTTTTCTGGGCACTCGGTAAGCTATCACGTACTCTGACGTTCTCACCGCCGCGCCCTCGTTCGGTAATGACAACCGCATTAACCGAAATAATGTCAACTAATTCAAGATCATACAACGGATTCTTACTCAACACAACCTTTGATCGGTAGTCGGCACTTGTTTCTTTATTACCAGCATTAAAATAGTCAACTGCATCTTGTGTATAAAACGCAATGTTTCCACGCAATGCCACTTCGCCATCATCTAATGTGGTAACTTCGATACTATCCCCAATCACGCCACTTGCCTGGTCCCGGAAGTTGGCTGCACTTATTTCGTCGTCGGTATGTTCAACCGTCATCGCCGTAAATGCAAACTTATCCTTATTCCGAATGAGCACCGCTGCCGGTCGGTATTCTTTGTAGATTTCTTTTCTGACCGGTGGAGTAAACCCACGCTTAATCATTTCGTCGTGTGTGTATAGATACACGCCACTCCGCGCCAAAATGCTTGGTTTAATCATGATAGCCGGATGATTGTCGCGTGTTTGTGTAATACTCATCGTGCCTCCAATTCTACAACCATCTTATCAATTAAGCAAGAAGCAGAAAAAAACATTATTTGTACTTGGGTATGAAGATAGCATCCTTGCCCCCGTCGCCCTGCGGTTTGATCCAGGTTGCTACCTGCCCCATTGTCAGCCAAATATCATTACCCATCGTCGATAGGTAGTCGGTGATGGGATCGCCGTAGGGATCATCCACCAGCCATGCCGTGACGGTTCCGTTGTCGTCGGCTCTCAAACCAACCAGCGATTCGTAGTGGCCACCGGTTACGGAAGAACCGTCAGCGCGTTTGAAGGTGAAGTTTCCATGAATCACAATGCCGTCTCCGGCGCAGATATGTGAATGGATCGTGGTAAGACTTGCGCCATAGACGAGTTTGACACCGGGATTCCCTAAATACTCATCCAAGCCAACCGCCACGATTTCCATCCACTCGTTCATGGGGCTGGAATGTTTGGGGTCGGTCTGTTCGTACAATGCCTTGCAGCGGGTATTCTGGCGCATGAATAACAGCAAATCCATGGGTCCGCGTGGGTGCAGCCCTTTCATGAAGTTTGCCATAGGCCAGTTGGCAATACCGCCCGACGTGTAAGCAGCTGTTACGTTGCATGTCTCGAAGGTTTCATTCCATGGAGTTGAAGGATCGTCGGGGTTATTGCGCTGGGACCAGTTTGGCTTCCCCAGTGAATTGTTGATAGTTGTTGGCATAGAACCCTCCTTACGGTACTTTCGCCTGTGCTTTCTGGATACCTTGTTTTTTATTCGCTCCTACTTTTTCGTGTTGCTTTTGTTCCAGCGGGTCTTTGTAACTGTGCCCTTTCTTTTCGCCTGCGGAGGCTGGGGCTGCTTTCCCCTTGGGCTTACCCCCAGGGGCAGTAGGTGGCGCACCGGCAGTTTCGATCTGTTTGCCCATCAGCTCCATTTCTTTCTGGTGCTTCTCGGCTTCGCGTTCGTCCTTAATACCCTGGCGGCGGCGTACATCTTCCATAACCTTCGGGTCGATAAAGAACTCGTCGTCGGCAAACTGACGGCTGATGTCCAGTGCTGCGTCTTCCGGCAAGCCACCCGCCACCAGATCGAAGAATCCTTTGGTGATCTTCGCGGCAATATCAGACTTGTCCTTGGCATTGGTGACACGCGGGTTGTCGAAGGAAATGGTGACGTAGGGAAGTGCCGCAATTACGTCGCGGTCCAATCCCAGGGCATTGATAACTGCCAATTGGGACACCGCTTTTAGTTGGTGTGCCACATCGACATGGATGTACCGGGTGCCCTCGGATTGTTTCTCGTAGGCACTGTCGCTGGAATCCCCGCTGGAAAACGCCCCGCGCTCCGAGGACCACAGCAACTCTTCTGGTATGGTAGCCCGAGCCGCAGCATCTTGGCGCACCAGCCGGATCAGCTCAGGCACCTGGGCAAAGTCACGGTCAATAGCCTTCAAATCACCGATAACGTCCATATTGATGGGGTTGTTGATGGACGCCTGACGGACCCGGATCGTCTCGTCGAAGTCGATGGCTTCCATGATGGACGCCCCTTCTGTGGCCATTAAACCATCGACGTTGAAGGTACGAGCCAGGATCGACATCTGGTTAATCATGTTTGGAACGGCTGCCATCACGTTGTAGTAATTGTAGACCGACTCGATCCAGCCTGGAATATCGGATATTCCCCAGCCCAGTGTCATCAACGCTCCCCAGTATCCTGACTGCGGGGCCGTGATGACTCGTGCGCACCGGGCACCTTTCACATCGCAGCCCAGGAACGGCACGTAATAATGGTCAGGAGTCAGGAAGTCTCTTGAAGTGGGGTTCCAGTTTGGGATGTGCACTACGTTCCACCGGTCAATGGCCGTGTAGAAGTCAAGGCAGTTCTTTCCGATGATCCCGGCTTTGGCCAACTCGGTAATCGACATGCCAAAACTGGCCGGTGAATCCTTCTTGAAGTTCGGATATAAAAGTCCCCCGCCGTGGGTGAGCGAGTTGGCAACCACTTCGGCAATCTTGTATGCCAGCCCCGTTGCCAAGATACTGTCGGCGATCCGGTCATTCTGGTCGGCAGACAGCATTTTGCATTTGATCCTGACCCCATTCAGGAGAATAGACTGACTTTTCTTTCGGATAATAGTTTCTGGCAATCCTTTCTGTGAATAGACGGCTGCGGCTTCCATAGGGGAAATCCAAATATTTGGGTTAACCCGATTATTCAAGGCCGGGTCTTGTCCATACACCCCGCTCATGGAGTTCATGTTGGAAATCCCGCCGTTTTGGTTACTGCCCATTGGTGCTATGTCGCGGGTCATCATTGAGTCCCGTACCCGTTTGGCCATTTCACCCGAGCCGAAGTTGTTGACGATCAGCGGCATGAGCCGCCCAGCCCTGGCTTTCACATCGGAAAGGGTGTCAGGATTGCCCAGCACCCGCCGAACATGCCCTAACTGGTACTCTTCGATGATGCCATTGACTGCCAACTGCTTGTCCATCGGCAGTGGCTTGAAGTGGTTGGTGTTTATGACACGTGCACCGTCTTTCGTTCTGCCGGTGCTGGTCTTTCCACTGTTTAGTATTTGCCAAACTTCTCGATACCACGTCAAAGCCATAGTGTTCCCCTTAGCAGAAAAAAGCTTGGTTAGAGGGCTTCTGGATTCAGCTCTCGGTAGCCGCCGTCCAGTTCGGTGATCGCTGCCTCTTCTTCGTACATTTCCAAGTGTCTGGCTATTGTAACACGCCTGATGTCCCGTAGGCTACGCTTATTTGATGCCAGGAAATATGATAACATTCTAACTCCGTCACAATTGGACACCAGAATGCCGTCTGCGATGAACTCGTGCTGGCCTTCCACGCTTATATCATACACTTTCTCGACGCTTTTTCCACCTGTTAGTCGCGGCACAACTGCTTGAGCAGCATATAGAAGTCGTTCTTTTGTGTGTCTGAAAAGCTTTTCCGCAAACGATACAGGTCCGTGTTTCCAGGTCCACGTCTGAATGGTATCGACTCTTGTTCTTACAAAGGGTGGAACAGAACCTGCTGATGGTGGCTTTGACCTGGAGTGTTGTGTAGCTGCTACCGCAATATCCACACTCTTTGAGTACAGTTTTACCTGCGTTACTCGCAGCCACTTCCTTGCCATGCGCAGAATGCCATTGTCTGCCTTCTTCGCTGCCGTGCCAAGCTGCGGCGATGGGTCTGATTCTGTTAAGATTTTCTCTTGCTTTCGTAAGGTCAATGCGTTTTGGAAGCTTCTGGTGTAACTCCGCAGGAATACATTCAATATTCCCTTCTTCGTTGTGTGCAGTATTCCCGTCTTTGTGATGGACTTCATAACCTTCTGGTACAGGTCCGTTGTAATATTCCCAAGTAAAAACGTGAAGCCATACCGGGCCACTTCGGAAATAGTGCCTATCAGACCAGCCTCTCGCGTCTGGGTAGCGGTACCACGTTCGGCCAAACTGCTCAACAGTCTCGACATTTCGTCGGTGACGCCCTGCAATAAATCTTCCTGTCGTTTTGTCTTTTGCCATTGCTTAATGTCCTCTTTGGTCATTGTAAGCAATCGTTCGCTGTCTGTCAAGGAGTACGCTGGAGTCATGCCACGTTCCTCGGTCCATACCGGGTGCTCTGGAGTGATACGGGTTAGCCCAAGCTGGCGTGTTTTCTGCTTGCCCATGTAGGCCGATACTTCCACCTTTTTCCATCCGGCTCGGGTAAGTACTTCGTCACCGACTCGTACACGGTCGATCCGTACTTGCCCTCGGGCTGTGGTGACTTTTGTGTGGCCTGCGAAGCAATAGTGAATAGGGCTGTTTGGCCCAATCCCTTTGGGGATTTTCCCATTTTTATCACGTTGGGCCAGTGCACAGGCTTCGGCAACATCTTTTGCCATGGTTGTAAAGAATAGCCGCTTCGTAAAGAATAATTTATTCACCAGGAATGCGCTATCCTCGACCAGTGGATTTTTACCACGTTGAATCCAATGAATCCGGTGCTTGCGCAACTCCTTGGTGAAGTGGCTGATTTGGTCCTTGGCAGTCGTGTCTGGAATCCAGACAATTTTGTTGTGTGGAAAGTCATGCCGCACGACGGCGGGTGCCTCTCGAATATCGGGAAAGTCATACCCCTTCACCACGTATATCCGCCCACCGCGTTCCACCCCCGTGCATCCTCGAAAGTACCCGGTGTTGAAGTCCTGCGCCCAGTACACCGTTTCATCAGGTCCAATCTCCTGATCCATATCGACATGGATAAAGTTTCTCCCCCAATCGAAGTCACCAAATACACGCCCTGTCGATATAGGCAGAAAATAACCTTCCAGGAATACTTTGCGTTCGACTTCATTGTACATTTTATAGAGTGATTCTACATATTCAGGATCAAGGTGCGGGTTGTCTCGGGTGCTTCCTCTAATAAGTATGAATGCAGCCCCTGTTTTTATGAATTGTGTATAGACACGGTACAGCCCCTTTTGACCCTGGCTTGTTGAAGCAAATAAAAGTGCAGGTTTGCGCAGCCCTTTTATGACTTGCCGTGTTCGTTCGTTTAGTGCTTTTACTGCCTCAAATGTAAGATCATCTGATGTGCTTGTTCCAAGATCGTCTATTTCATCACCAACACTTATATAAGCGTTAAAACCTACTATCTTACTTGGTTCTGAAAGTGATACTAAAATGATGCGCACATTACCTATAAATATCGTGTTATTTTTTGTGTCGTGTCTATACACAGTTTTTGAGGCATCAAGGTCTTCTTTTATCATTGCTAATGTTGTTTTTTCTAAGTGCGAAAGTGTCACACCACCAAGACAAATTACGGGGCTGTGCCCTTCTGTATCTGTTTTACCTTGTAGTATTTTTACATAATGTAGAACTACTTTGCATATTGCGCTTGATTTCCCGGCTCCGTAGCCACAGCATAGTATAAAAAATCGGTGTTTAATAAACAAGAAAGGTGCTTGAATAAATTGCCCTTGATGTTTAAGTAATTTTATCTTTTTCACTGTGTAAATATCTCTTCAATAGAGCCGTCGGCTGCGATGATGAATGGGTCAGGCTCATTGTCCTCTTCGTCATCACCAAATCGTTTTTTAGCCTTTGCAGCTTTTTCTTTTTCTTTGTTGGTCAGCTCTGCCGTTTCTGTACCCTCATGAATCTCTACATTATCCATTGCTGCAAACTCTTCGGCAGTGAGCGATATGAAGAATATATTTAGTGCGTCGTTCTCTTCGACTTCCTTATTCTTTGTGATGCTCAAAACATCGCGACGCATATCAGCAACTTTCAGTCTAAGGGTAAGGGTGTCCTTGATGTCCTTGGTAAAACTTTCTGCCTCTTTCGGATTTCTAATATCATAGTTTGATTCGCGTGGTGACTCGGATTTTAGCGTCTCTGAAATGCTCTCTATTTCTTCAATTTCTTCAAGAAACTTCTCGGCCATGATCTTGCGTGTTTCTTGCTTGTAGCGTGGGTTGTCCAGGACCATGGGCCTGAGTTTTCCATCTACCCCCATATAATTGAGGGACATGCCATCGTCGCCGAACTTTTCAAAGGCAGTAATACAGGCATCAACGAGCGCTTCTACATAGTCTGGGTCGGTTTTTTCGGGCAGGGTTGGACGAACTAATTTTTCTTTTGCCATATGGGGTATCGTAGCCCTTGTTTTGGGTGTTGTCAAATATCAACTGATTACCCCAATTTTACTGCGGAACGTTGCTGAATGTGCACACCTTGCTTCATTACTCCCGCACTTTCCCACGGCCACCACTTTGCTGGATGGGAAATGGTTCATGCTTGCACCGGCTCCCACTTTGCTTCACTGCCCCTTACTTTGTTGGATGGGAAATGATAATTATTATTTATCACCTGTGAAAATACTTGAAAATCGCGCGTGACTAACCGTTGGCATCCTCAAAACCAGCCCCCGAGGTACATTCCCCGGCAGGAGCTATACCGATCGGTATAGCCCCATTACACTACATACCAACTACGCGACGTATCTAGCCAATAACTCCAGAAACTCCATTGGCTTAACGCCCTTGGGTGTATAGCGCCTTGAAATATTTTTGCGGATATCCTCAGATATAGTCTCCCGTGCCCTGTATGCGCTGATGGCTGCGTGTAGATAGCAGCGCTTGGTATTACTGATGGTTTGCCAGTACTCATCAACCCACGCCGCTACAATGGCTTGCGTGTCCATATCCTGGTCATGATACTCCTGTGCCATGAGCACCTTAGTATGGATGGCTTGTATACAAGCTGCTTTGACCTTGGCCTTAGCCTTGGCCTTGGCCTTGACCAGCGGGTTACGATATGCCGGCTGGTTTACCTGTTCAATGCGCGCTGCCTCTATCGCTATGGGTGACGGCAGACTCAGGCGGTAGTGTCTGCCCTCATCCTGTTCGGCTTCGAGTTGTTCCACCGCCGTGGCCCACGGCATGATGCCCCATCCATTATCACGCCTGATGCGCTTTAATGCGCCTATGGTCATACGTAAGCTCTCCTCAATGGCCACACCACTGTTATTGGCCATAATTGTGCCGCACGCATAGATGCGTAGTGCATTGGCGCTGCCAAAATGCCCGATCAAACCCTGTAACATTGTGTTTTTCATGCTTTTCGTCTCCTATACGCATAAATATAGCACTATAAATAATAAATAACAAGCGATAAATAACGATTTACACAATTATTTTTCAACCGGCAAATAGCAAACCATAATTTACGCTACATTTGCGTAGTTTTGCCGTGGTTAATCGCCAATTGGTAACTACTGTACGTATATATACACAATAATGCGGCCTTTTTTCGTCAAAAATATTTTTCTCGCATACGGTTTTCTTAGACGTTACGCGAAAAAATCAACCAAATATGCTTATAATGTTAGCTTGCTTGTGGATAACTTGTGGATAACTTGTGGATAGCTGTGGATAACTTTTTATTTTTGACAAAAAATCATACGTAAATGTAGGAGAAAACAGAAAAAAAGTGCGCGGGCTTGTGAATCGGTAATTTTTTATCCTACTTTAATGCCTACGGTGTATAGACTTAACTTAGTAATTAGTGATTGGGCTTTATCTATATATATGTTATACCATTTTCCTTAAAAAAAAAGAATAATTTTTGAAATATTGATTTACTATACCGATCGGTATACTGCGAAGAAACGGTGTATCAAGATATACTGATATATGTATACTCATCAATCAACAGTTATCAATAACGGTGTATCAAGATATACTGATACATGTATACTCATCAATCAACAGTTATCATTATATACGTAGCAAATCACTATACTGATCGGTATACAGTTATTGATTTACTATACCGATCGGTATACAATTATCAATCGGTACTATCCTATATATGTACCAAAATATAGTTTGACACAATCACACCTATCCGCTATACTGCCCATTGTCCATCTATCTATATATCTAATAACGATATAAGATAATCGACAAACAACAATTACCAACTACAGTTTAACTAATCAAATAAAAACGAAAAAAGGGACGAAAAGTTATGACTTTTGCTAAAACACGTTTATATATATTACCTAATCACTGGCCACTAACCTAAGTATATACACCATAAGCATTAAAGTAAGATAATAATTTACCGATTCACAAGCCCGCGCACTTTTTTTCTGTTTTCCCCTACATTTACGTATGATTTTTTGTCAAAAATAAAAAGTTATCCACAACTGTCCACAAGTTATCCACAAGTTATCCACAAGCTATCTAATTTTGGGCTGGTTTTAGGCCAGTTTTAAGCCGGTTTTAGCGTCAAAACTGCCTACACCATGCGATAAACATAATATAAAAATATTTTTGACGAAAAAAGGCCGCATTATTGCGTATATATATGTACGGCAGTTACCAATTGCCAATAAACCGACATAATACTACATAAATGTAGCCAAAACTATAGTTTGCTAATTATCAGCTATAAAATAATTGTGTAAATTAGTAACTGTCACTTGTTATTTATTACTATATGCGGTACTATTATATACGGGAGATAAAAAATGGGCAAAAATAATGGTTTTGGGTCAGTTTACAATACGGTTAACGGCTATCGGGGTGCCATATACGGCATAATCCGGACCGGTTTTGTATCTGAACTGGATGCATGGCGCTGGATTGCCAATGTTATGGGTGTCACAATAGCCGTAGCAATGCGCGGCAAAGAAAAAGAAATTATTTTGACGAAAAAAAATCGTTTTGTTGCCTGATACAGTGTAATAGCAGCACGGCATAGCGTAACAAACTAATAAGCCCGTGCTACTACCAACAATCGGGCGCGACATTGTAATAACGATGATCACTGCGAATTTGGAAAGCCATGGTATCCCATACGATACCACCCATGGGTGTCACAATAGCCGTAGCAACGCGCGAAAAAAAGAAATTATTTTGACGAAAAAAAATCGTTTTGTTGCCTGATACAGTGTAATAGCAGCACGGCATAGCGTAACAAACTAATAGGCCCGTGCTACTACCAATAAAAGTGAGGTTATAAAATGCACAGAAAACCTGTCCCAACAATCGGGCGCGACATTGTAATAACGATGATCACTGCGAATTTGGAAAGCCATGGTATCCCATACGATACCATCCCTATGGGTGAAGCAATCGCCGTGAATGCCCGGCATGGCCAGCACACACAGACATGGTGGGTGACACCTGGTGGTGTGTCCACAATACGGTTCATTGACGGAAAACGGCTGCTACCTGTCGCCATTGAAAATTGATAGCCAAATATTATTGGATCAAGTTACTTTGATGGGTTTGCAATAGGTTTCAAAGATTGACTGAAAAATCAGTTTGTTATTGCCTTATAAGGCAAAGGGGAAAATCATGACATATAAAGAATACATGGCCTACGATGATGCTGGCACCGATGAAACCAAGGCCGCAAAACATCATGCATATTATATGCAATTTGCCGATGCTATGCACTCTGAGTGCAAAAGTTTTTGCCTTCAACATGGCTATACTCCGGGTTATATCCGGCCAAAACTGGCAGAAGACAGGCACCTAAATAACCTGAGAAAAGGTTGGATGGATGTAATGGACGGCTGGACACTGGCGCACAAACTCAATATTTGCCGCCTGAATAAGCAGTTGAGCGGTGCTCACGCATGCAGTCTGTCTGACGGTGTATGTATTCTCAAAGCGTACATGCGCGATAGTGCAAAGGAATAAATCATGACCACTAAAACAATGCTTATCCATAGAATAACCTATGCTAAACAAGGTGAAAATGAATACCGGGTAATGCCTATCTGGCAAGGGGAAGCCCTAGCGCAATTGAAAGGAATTGTACCCGGCTCAGACTTTGACGAGACAGGCGAAAAAATCCGGGTAGAGTTGTGGGATTTATTTGAGAATTATGTTCTTGAGGACATGTACCACAAGGCAATAGACTCAGAACCAAGGCTATATCAAGGAAGGGAATAAATCATGGAAATTAACAGTTTCGCACAAGGGTATTTAACCTGTGCCCTATGGGCCAGTAATGATGACGATGGTGAGCCACTCGACTCAAAGTATGATATTGAGGACATTGATAGCGCATCATTAGCCAAGGAATTAAAGACATGTGCCAAGTTTGAGGCATTATTCAGTAATGCCCTACAAGTGTTCTACGAACGCTACGACGAATCGCGAGCCGGGCACGATTTTTTTCTGACTTCTAGGAGACATGGGGCAGGCTTTTGGGACGGGGCTTACGGCCTGGGCGAGTCTATGGAAAAAGCATGTGAGAAACTTACTGAGGCATCAAAGGTGATTGGCGACGAAGAAAGCCCATACGTGGGTGATGATGATGGCAAGGTATACTTTTACTAAGGGGAGGAGATAAATCATGACAGCAAATATTACCTTGGCCCGGCAAGGCCAAGCAGTCGGAAAGAACAGAAAAGAAAAGGGTTTTACTCGCGCTATGCTACTGCAAACCATCATACAGAATAGGGGTGGCAGCATGTCAATCGAGCCGACCATAGAAGCGCGATTCTACCAACCAGGACAATCAACGTGCTACTGTTGTGTATGGATTCACCATGCTGGCCAGTATTTCACTGGCGGGGGCAGGGCTTCAGGCCACGGCTTCCATCATCCATCAACAGCGTTGGAAAATGCCCTGAATGACGCTGGTATCACCCTTTCGCAGTCCATTGATGGCGCGGGGGAAGGTGCTATGTCCGATGCGCTCGCTGCGGTTGGTGGCGCTCTAGGCTTAGACAATATGCATATACTGTGCGTACATCCATAGGAGTAAATCATGGCGCGACCAGCAATCAACACGTTTAAGATAAGTGAAATTATCAATAATCACAAGCTTTGGCTTGATGATAACGAAACAGGCGAACAGGCAAACTTGCAAGAGGCAAACTTGCAAGGGGCAAACTTGCAAGGGGCAGACTTGCAAGAGGCAAACTTGCAAGAGGCAAACTTGCAAGGGGCAAACTTGCAAGGGGCAGACTTGCAAGAGGCAAACTTGCAAGAGGCAGACTTGCAAGGGGCAGACTTGCAAGGGGCAGACTTGCGACGGGCAAACTTGCAAGGGGCAGACTTGCAGGTGGCAAACTTGCAAGGGGCAGACTTGCAAGGGGCAAACTTGCGAGGGGCAAACTTGCGAGGGGCAGACTTGCAAGGGGCAAACTTTGACTATTCGTGCTTCCCTTTATGGTGTGGTGGCACGCGATTTAAGGCCGACGACAAACTAATAAAGCAGGTTTTAGCTCATTTATGCAGTTTGATAGTCAGTCCGGAGGCAGCGGAAATCATTGATAAAATCCGGGATTATGCCAAAACCAGTCACAGGGCAGCTGCGTGTGGGTTATTGGATAAAGAAGGAGAATAAAATGAAAGTGCGTATAGAAGTTACCACCGACTATGCCGAACCGATCATCATCCTGACGGCCAAGGAAATGCCGTGCACTTGGCCATACATCGGCGTATTCACCCGCAGGGAAAGCCATAATGAAGCACACCCTCGCTATATAAAGGAATCCTGCCGCTTGCCGAAGACAGAAGCTGAAAAGCAGGATTGTACAAGAATCCTATCATGGTACAAGGCATATATCAACAGTCTGCCAAAATAAAGGGAGCGGGGCACAAAATGATTTATGCCACACACAAACAAAATGAGCTTAATAAGGCGGCCGGCCGGGCCATGGCTGTATTGAAGCGCCTGGCTACGGCAAAAGGTGCCGTGCTGTACGTCATACGCAACAGCCGTGCCGGGTGGGCTGTCCAGTGGTATGAAGAGAACAGGCAGACAGGGAATGACTTTGAAACCGGCCTTGTCATATACAAATACCACACAACTTTCGCCATGATGTTACGGGCCGAAACCGCACGACTCAAGGCACTACCAGAAAAAGGTATTTCTTTTCTGCTCTGCCCAAACATGGAAACACATGGCATAATTGGGTAGGAGAATAAAATCAATGAAAAAGTACACCGTTATAAAAAAGGGGAGTGAATGGGCACTGTATTGCAACACGTCCAGAACTATTATCGCCTATGGGCAGAAAAAGAAATTGGAAGCCAGAGCTGCAAAGCTCAACAGGAGTTAGGAATGATTGCTATTAGCAAGTTTGAAGATACAACTGCTATCTATGTGGACGGCCAACCATTCCTTGCTGGGCCGTTAGACGAAATCGGGCCAGTATTTCACCGGATGGTCGGACTATCTGATGAGGCCCAATGTGTCATCCGGGACTACAAGGATTTGGACGATGCGGAGCGCCAGAGTGTCAATGCCATACTTAATTTGACAGGCATTGAAGAAATCTAATAATAATTGACGAAAATTGGCTTATTATTGCCTTATTAGGTAAAGGAAGGAATCAAAATGACATACCATATCGTTATCAACTGTGAAAATGCCGCCTTCGATGAGGACAAGGCAGCGGAAATCTCTCAGATAATTACCGGGCAGGTTCTCCCTTCCCTCATGGCAGAAGACGCAATGAAAATATTGCTGGACACTAACGGAAATAAGGTAGGATCGGCCTACTTCACACGCCCATAAAGGGGGGTAATAGTGTATGTTTTTTAGAAAAGAGAAACGTAAAACAGAGCTGTATCATAAAGCCAATTGGTGTATCAGGGCTGCAATAAACTGTTGGCATGAAAATAAGCAGGAAATGGGGGATTTTTGGCACCGGTATGCCGTTGAACTAAACGAAAAGGCGGCTCAATTATGACGACAAAATGTGATGAATGCGGACTGGTTTACGACCAGGAGACAAGCGCTTATTTGGATTGCCCCCAATGCGCTTTGAAAGCATCCAGGGCCAAGACCGGCACGGAAATATCTGCGCTGAAAAATCAGGTTTTCCGGCTCAAGCTTCAATTGGAGAAACACAAATGAAACGCTGCCCTGAATGCAATTGCTGGGGTGGGCTGCATTCAAGCGGATGCCCGGAAACTCCTGGCGATGATGACGATACTACGGATGCTTCCGACAGTAACGAACCTAACGAACCTAACGAACCTAACGAACCAGACGATCTTGGTCGCGCTGAGTACTACCGGGAAAAGAAGCTTGATAATGCCAGGGGAGGCCAAGAATGAGTGATTTAACCTGTCCGTATTGCAACGATCATGACCAGTCAGCCAGTGGAGAAGATGCTTATAACCCATGCGAATTGTATGAGATTAAGTGCACCAACTGTGAAAAGGTGTTTGGCTACACTATTGAATATCCTCCGTCCTACACCGCACGGGTATTGCCATGCGCAAATGGCGAACCGCACAAATGGCGTCCAATCCGGCAGCGGAATAACATTTGCCGGTGTGAGTATTGCCAGGAAATCAGGACCTTGGACCAGATTGATAAATTGGAGGCGGGCGAATGAAAAAGATCAATGACCGATGGGTTGACGATAACAATAATAATTGGGCTGGCGACATTGATGAGGCCGTGGTCACTGAGTTCAGTAAGTCTCTGACGAACTGCCAGGACTGCCAGGACTGCCAGGACTGCCTGAACTGCCAGGGCTGCCAGGACTGCCAGGGCTGCCAGGACTGCCAGGGCTGCCAGGACTGCCAGGACTGCCGGAACTGCCAGGACTGCCAGGACTGCCTGAACTGCCAGGGCTGCCAGGACTGCCAGGACTGCCAGGACTGCCTGAACTGCCAGGACTGCCAGGGCTGCCAGGACTGCCGGTCCTGCCAGGGCTTCCGGAACTGCCAGGGCTGCCGGAACTGCCAGGACTGCCAGGGCTGCCAGGACTGCCAGGGCTGCCGGTACTGCCAGGACTGCCAGGACTGCCAGGGCTTCCGGTACTGCCGGTCCTGCCGGAACTGCCTGAACTGCCGGAACTGCCGGTACTGCCAGGGCTGCCAGGGCTGCCAGGGCTGCCAGGGCTGCCAGGACTGCCGGTACTGCCAGAGCTGCCGGTACTGCCAGGACTGCCTGAACTGCCGGTCCTGCCAGGACTGCCGGAACTGCCATGGCTGCCAGGACTGCCGGTACTGCCAGGGTTTTGATAGCAATCCCATGCGGTATACAGGCCAAGTGACGGGTTCACGGGACGCCCAAACAACAACGTACTGGGTGGGGGCCACCGTGCGGGTTATATGCGGGTGTTTCAAAGGCACCCTACAGGAGTTTAAGGACAAAGTTATTAAAACCCATAGGGACAATGTGTATGCAAAACAATATGATAAATATATCCATATCGTAGAAACTATTATGAGTATGGAGGCTCCGGAATGAACTCCTATGATTACCTGATGGACCTAAGAAAACGAGCTGCCCAAATTATCGACGATGCGTGGCACTATTCCATAGGAGGAAACGAATGAAAAAGATGTTAAAGCAAACTCAGAGTGGTCTTTACCACTGTACAGGCGGTAATAAAATCGAAGGGGAAAACCCAGCAATGTCCGGGAATTGCAGTGGATTGTCCGGGAATTGCAGCGAATTGTACGGGAATTGCAGCGGATTGCGTGGGAATTGCAGTGGATTGTACGGGAATTGCAGTGGATTGTACGGGAATTGCAGTGGATTGTCCGGAGATTGCACCGGATTGACCGGGAATTGCAGTAGATTGTCCGGGAATTGCAGAGAATTGATCGGAGATTGCAGAGGATTGACCGGAGATTGCAGCGGATTGTCCGGAGATTGCAGCGGATTGTCCGGAGATTGCACTGAATTGTCCGGGAATTGCACTGAATTGTCCGGGAATTGCAGTGGATTGTACGGGAATTGCACCGGATTGACCGGGAATTGCAGAGAATTGACCGGGAATTGCAGTAGATTGTCCGGGAATTGCACTGAATTGTCCGGGAATTGCAGTGGATTGTACGGGAATTGCAGTGGATTGTACGGGAATTGCAGTAGATTGACCGGAGATTGCAGCGGATTGTCCGGGAATTGCGCTGAATTGTCCGGGAATTGCACCGGATTGACCGGGAATTGCAGTAGATTGTCCGGGAATTGCAGTGGGTTGTCCGGGAATTGCAGCGGGTTGTCCGGAGATTGCACTGAATTGTCCGGTAACCTCGACGATTGCCAGATAACTGATGATGAGCGTTCAGCAGGGGTGAATATTACGGAACTAATCGGAGGAGAAAAATGACAGGAAAAGAATACTCTCAGCAATGGGCGGATGAATGCGGTTTTACTGAAAATCAATTGCTGGCGCTCGACCCTAATTGTGTAAAGCATTTCAACGCTGGTGTACTTGAGGGCCGGGCACAACTGCAAGCCGCCAATATCGAAAAGGATGATTGGAGGCAGTCGAACGCTATTCCAATGGGGCGGCTAACAACGTAATCAACCCGACAAGCTAACGCTTGCGGGTTATCACAATGTTGGGCGGATTGCCAGCCGCATAAATCTGGCGATTTACACGGACAGGCAACAGAGGAAAAATATGTGGCCAATGATGGGATTTCAACAAGGCTATCAGTGCAATCAGTGTGGAAGGTTTTTGACCGAAAATGAAACTTGCATACACACTGGTGTAACATACTCAAATTGCACCGATAGAACTAAAATCAGAGATTACGACGCCCAACAACAAGTTCAAGCTGATTCGCTTGAAGCTCACAACTTAACTTAATTAACCAGGAGGATTATAATGCCGTACCCTCTCGAAGATTGCCCTACACGCCTGTTGCATGGGTATGTTCTGGCGACCCGGCACGATTGGGACAGGGCTGATGAAAAGAGAAACGTAGGTGGGTATCAGAA